TCTTTGTTTTTCTTCTTCTAAGTATTGAACCAGCATAGCAACATATATGTCCCTTTCAAACGGAATCATATCTTCAATCTCAGTCAGAGAGTATTTGTGATACTGCATCAGAGCGAAGTTGGTTTTATAATAGTTGGCCAACGACTCATGACTGAGATTAATCAAAAAAAACTGGCTGGTCCCTCCAAATTAGTTTCATTATGAGCACCACAGGCAGGACAGTCGAATTCAATATGCTGTCTGTATTTTGGTATGCTGACAAAAAAGTTTTCTAATTTATCGAATTGTTGTTTCGTTAAGTTCATAACAAACTCTGTCAACTCTTCTTTTGTTTGTTCCTTAGCGTAAAACACTTCATCACCAGTATAGATTGCATCAATACAATCAATAACTACTTCCATAACTACATCAATATCTGTAGTCTTTCCGTCAGCTTTTCTAAATGTTTCTAGATTTGGGTAGTTCATAATTACACCACAATCGTCAAACAAATGGATTTTATTCGTATGGTCTGGATCACGAATAATTGGTATTTGAGTTAGATCAATTTGAATCTTAACTTTATTCTTTTCCTGATCGCAGTGACCGCAAGTAAAAATTAACTCAGCAACTTCACCAACAGATTTAGCACGGATTTGAGTAAAAATATATTCAATATCAAACACTGCTAGTTTATCTGGATCGATTGGTTCTTGAACACAATCTTTTACAATTTGTTTTAGTGTAGGAATTAAAACATCTAGATCTTCACTTTGCTGCGCCAGCAAAAGAGACTTTTCTTCTTTAACCAAAAATGGTCTAAATGTAATCTTCTCACCACTAGAAGGAATTTCTAACTTATATAATGCTGTACTCATTCTTGGCAATGCCATAACTCACTCTCCTTTATTCATCTTATCGATCAATTTATTCAACTCACTGGTGCTACCTACAAAGATAGCGTTGTTTGTTACATTTTTGGCTCCGCCTTTTGGCTCGTCCAATTTTTGTTTTTGTTGATGAAGATCCATCAACTGCGTATTGATATCTGCTACTTGTTTCATCAAATTACCAACCACCTCAAATGCTCTTGGGTGTTCACTAGATTTGGCTACATCCAAAGCGTGAGAAAGAGCATCCTGCCCTTTCTGTAGCAATTCAAGAAGGTTAGATCTTGTTTTATCGTAATCAGATTCAACCTTACCTTCTTGAGTTTGTATTATTTCACCAGTTTCAGCAACAACAATTTCACCTGTTATCTTTTCAATTGGGTTCATATTAAAAACTTCACTCAAATTATTATCAATTTTCATTTTATTATATTGTGCCCTCAGTTTCAATACCGTCACTTCTAGTATTTCTTGCTGGAGGATCTTCAGGATGTAAGCCCAAGTCTACTGATGGATCAGCAGTATTTGCAGCTGGATTAGTAACTGGCGCAGCTACTGCTGCTGGACTAGTTGCGCCTTGGTTGAAAGGTGCTGGGGTTGCTCCAAATCCTGATGCTGGTGGTGTTGGAAAACTGGATGTTGGTGCTGGTGAACCAAAACTACTTGGTGCTCCGAATCCTCCTGTTTGAGGTGCGCCAAATGCTGGAGTGCTGCCCATTGATGAACCACCGAATCCGCCATTTCCTGCTCCTCCGAAACCACCAGTTGAACCACCAAAACCACCTGCACCACCCATACCATTATTCATTCCCATGCCAGATGGAACGCCAGTCATGTTAGTATTTGTTGTTTGTGTAGTTGCTGTTGGGTTTGCAGCAGTACCTGCTAATTTCTCTTGTGTGCGACCAAATGCAGCGATACCAAGAACAGCACCCATGGCGATATGGAATAACCCAGCACCTTGTAGCGTTAGTGGATTCCACTGAACTAATTGTTGATGCGAAAGAGATTGAATCAGTGCCCAAAGAATTGGGAATATGACCATGTCAAAGAAACATACAACCATATACATCCAACCCATGGCTGGACGCCATTTCTTTTGCATCCAATCTTCGTCTTTTTTAACTGCCTGTGTCATTTTTATTTCTCCTAAAAATCTAATTCGTCGTCGCCTTCATAACCAGTAAATTCTTCTTCTACTGGGTTTGCTTCAGTGTATTGGTCAACAGTGGTTGAGTCTCCACCTGTCGGTATAAGGTCTCCTTGATAATCATCACCAAGTGGATTACTGTCATTTCCTTGAGAAGGAAGAGCAGGTGAATCATTTATGTTTCCTTGATTATTTACCAAACTTCTAGACGATGCTGTATTGCTCGGTATTGTATTATCAAAAGCCATATCACCCCACTCATCAGTATCTCTTTGATCGTCAACTGGATATGTTTCTTCAATATCTGGATCGTTTTCTGGATCTGAATAGTCAACAGATGGGCGCAACCCTCTAGTAAGAAGATTACTACCAACTTGTTGTGCTTGTGGTTTATCAATAACTGAATATTCCCAATACTTGTAAATCATCGTAACAGGAATTTTCATAACATCTTTTGATGCATAATCTAATTGAATTGCTCCAATACTTTTTGGGAAACATTCATATAGTGTTACTTGATAACGAGTATCATCTTCAGTATCTTGAACTAATATTTGCATTTGTGGGCAAATGTATTGGTCGTAATATCTAAAAGATCTTCTTCCATTAATTTGAATACTTTTAATCCAAGCACTAAAATATGCGTTCAAATTCATACCAGCATCAGCATAAAATGTAAAGTTGATTGGCTCATATGCAAATTCATATGGAGTCTCTCTAACTTCACCGTATGTTCTATTTGGTGCTGTGTTTATGTTCAATCCAGGAAGTTGAACCTGATCGCAGTAAATCAATAAATCAGATAATGGAGTAAGACCAGTCCCATCAACACTAGGAATATCCATAATAATAGAATATCTATTTGTTCTGGCTAAACCGCCAGTGGTGCTCATACTCGTTACGAAATCTGAAATTTTCATACTCTTGCCTTAGCCTTTGATTCTGCCCAAATGCGTGATGTGGATGCTCCAACGAATCTTTCTACTGGTAACATCATTGCTGTTGCCCAGTCATCAGCTGTAACATTAACTAGAGGTGATCTCAAATGATCTTTAAGATATCTCTTTACGCAAGGTTTGGCGAGTGCAAATTTAGAAACTCCATCAATTAACTGCCAAGAATAACGAAGTCTTGTTGTTGCGTCGAATTTGTCGTTGTTCTTAAATTGTAGTAATCTATCCATCAAAATGAATCTCAATTTGTGTGGAAGATAGTGCATATTCAACCCAATGAATCCATCTTCAGTTTTTCTGAAAGGAAACACTAAAGGAAATTTGTCGTAGTATGGCAAATCGTCCTTAGTTTTTGGGTCATAAAAATACATGTATAATTTACCAGGAACTATGTTAGTCGTAATCGCTTTTGGGTCATTACGGAGTATCTGGTTTGGTGTAATTCTCTTTTTAGAAAGTAACAAAACCTGCTGATTAAACCATGCAGCCGACTTCTTCACTGCGTTTTTATCGTAGCGATACTTGTCGAAAATGTCCTGTAATTCTGTTTTATTGGTAGCCATAAACTATATTTATAAGCCCAATTCGTGTTCAGTAATAATGATGAACTCCCAACCACGAACTTTTGCATATTCTTTTGCTGCAGCCCATTTGGACTGATTCTTGATAAAGGCGAAAGATTCCTCTAAATATCTTTTAGTCTGTTTACCAGGAAACACTGGAGGGACACATTGTTTGGCTGGTTTTATCTCAACCAAATAGGTCTTTATGTTTCCAGCTTTATCCTTAATTTGGATGTGAAAATCCACATAATACCTATGTATTCTGTTGTCCGTACCACAACGATATGGTATAATCGTCTCCTCGGACTTCCACTTTATAACGCTGGGATTAACATCACACCAATTTGCGAATCTGGTCTCCCAAGAAGACCTCATTATGATGTTGGTTGGATCGCCACCGTATTTATTTGGGTTGGATGGAATAAACTTTCTTTTATGGAACATAAATATACTATAACTCCTCTAACTATTATTTAGAACAAAAACAACCATGTCTAATGTAATCGGTAACGCAGTTGGGATCCAAGACTCCAACAAAAAAGACCTAAACCCTAAAAGAGGTGCAGCACAACAAGCAAATATTGGTTTAGATCCTTCAGAAATGGGATCAGTTAATAATAGTCAGTATAATGTTGGACAGTACCAGTACCCTTCTGATCTCTTTAGAAATAACACCGTATATGGTGGAAATTATGTAATCTTCTACATTAATGTGGCAGAAGATTCTCGTGTAATTAAAGAGTCTAAAGAACCAACAATGGATCCAAATCAAGTCCCAGCAAGATTGCGAGGAGATTTGGTTGGGCAAGATTATAACTCTGCACAAGTCGTTGCTGGTGCAGCTGGCGCTAATGTTATTAATAATGGTAGTCAAATTGCAGCTGGAGCTGTTGCTGGAGCTGTTGCTGGCGCAAAAAAAGGTATCACTGGAGTTATTAAAGGTGGTATAACTGGTGCAGCTGCAGCTGGTGGTGCTGCTGCTTTGGGTGGTGCTGCAGCAGCAGGAATTGTCTCAATTGCAGCTGGTGGTAAAATGGCTCGTCAACAAAAACGACTACAAAAAGCCATCGCATTACATATACCAAATAAATTAAATATCAAGTATAGTATGGACTGGGAAGCAGAAAGCACTGCAGCATTTCAAATGGCTGCAACAGTCGGTACTGAAGTTTTAAAAGCCATTGTGCCAGGAGTTGGTTCTAACTTAACTGGTTCTGCTGGTGCAGCAGCGACTTCACTAGCACTATCAAAAAGCGATCAAGGTGCAGCCCTTTCTGCAGCTTCTGGTCTCGCAGCAAACCCCAAGAAAGAAAATTTATTTAAACAGGTAAATTTCAGAACATTCAGTTTTGAATATCAGTTCTTTCCTAGAAATGCAGATGAAGCCCAAAACATAAGAAACATTATTAAAGAATTTAAGTTACACATGCATCCTGAGTATAAGGACAGCAATAATTTTTTATTCATCTACCCTTCTGAGTTTGATATTTTTTACTATAATGATGGTAAAGAAAATTTGAACCTACATCGCCACACCTCTTGCGTATTGACAGATTTAGATGTTGATTATACTCCAAATTCACAATTTACATCTTTCAGAGATGGTATGCCAACTCAAATCAATATTTCTATGACATTTAAAGAATTGGCTATCCTTACAAAGAAAGAAATCGAGGACAATTTCTAATATGTATTTCTCTACAATGCCAAACATCTATTACGATTTTATCGATAAAGATGGAAAACCAACTTTAAAAATTCTAAAAGATATTACAACGAATGTTCGTGTAATTAAATCCGTCGTAGAAAATATAACGATGTATGATTTGTATGATATTCGTGATGGTGAGACGCCAGAAATTGTAGCCACCAAAGTTTACGGTAATGCAAAATACCATTGGGTAATTATGCTTGTGAATAAAATTTATGATTACAGAACTGAATGGCCACTAACTTTTGATGCTCTTGACAGAAAAGTTACACAGAAGTATGGTGCTGGTAATGAATATCATACACACCACTATGAGAACGCACAAGGGTTGGCTGTTAATCATGACTATCCGTCTGCAACTCCAATTTCAAATTATGATTTTGAAAACAAAATGAATGAAAAGAAACGAAGAATCAAATTGGTTTCAAAACCAGTTTTGGATGCAGTTATTAAACAATACACAGCGATGTTTGTATAATGGCAGAAAATAGAGACATAGCATCAGGTGAACTGCGAGTTGCAGGTGACATAAGCGTAGAGTATGTAAGAATTACTTCTATTGCTAATAACACATTCTTTGATATTAAAAACCAAATGGTTGGTTTGTATATCTACGAAGATATGTTCTCTCCGTTTATTACTGGATCTATTGTAGTTAAAGATGCTCTTGACTTGGTTAACAGTGTTCCATTTAGTGGAATGGAAATACTGGAGTTGAAAGCGTATACACCAACACTAGATTCATTGCATGATGACCTTGGTATAATTCAAGGCAAATTCTACATTTATAAAATGACTGAACGAGAATATTCTGCTGAGAAACAGGTTGTCTATCAGTTGCATTTTATTTCAGTTGAAGCAATGAGCGATCTAAATACGAAATTGTCAAGACCATATGAAGGTAAAATTTCTGACATCATTAAGAAATTGGTAAAAGAACCTCCAGGATTTGATTCTTGGAAACAATTGGTTGTTGAAGAAACAAAAAACAAAACTAAGTTCATCGCTAACTACTGGTCACCAATTCGTTGTATTAACTTTTGTCTAGACCAAGCACAAACTCCAAACAATTCAAATACATATTTGTTCTTTGAGAATAGAGCAGGATTTAATTTTGTTTCTTTAGATTATTTGAACGATCAAGAATCTAGACAACGATTCAACTATGGAACATCAACTGATGACAAAGGTAATGATGGTGGTTCAAGAAGAAACATTGATAGAGACTTTTCTAAAATTTTAGAAATGAGCGTTAGTGTTGGATTTGATTATATCGATAGAATTCGTGCTGGTACTTATGCGTCTAGAATGATTACCCACGACCTTACAACCAAAAGATATAAAACTGTAAACTACGATTATCTTGATAAGTTTACAGAAGGTAAAGAAACTAGATTAAACAAATTTCCGTTAACAACTGAACAGGTTATTGCTCGTGTTAATGCTACAATTTTTAGAGCAGAAACAAATAACCAAGTATTTAATGGTTATGGAGATACTTCTGCCGTACGATCTATACAAGATCGTGTTTCACGAATGAAACAGGCAGAAGCATTTAAGATCACAATTAAAGTTAAAGGTAGAACTGACTATACAGTTGGTCAGAAAGTTTATCTAGATATCCCAAAACCAGCACCAACAGGTGATGCTGATACTCCACAAGAAACAATCGATACAATGTTTAGTGGTAATTATTTAATCGCAGCTATTAATCACAATGTGGATAGAGAAACTCACGAGTGTTGGATGGAACTAATTAAAGACAGTTTATTATTTGATTTGCAAACAGGAAAAGTATCATGATGAAAGTTTATACAGGATGTGTTGAGGACAGAGACGATCCATTAAAATTAGGTAGATGTCGTGTTCGTATTGTTGGTTTGCATAGCGAAAACAAAACGCTAATACCAACAGAGGATTTGCCATGGGCATATCCAATGACGCCAGTAACTTCTGCTGCAATGAATGGTATTGGTTGGACTCCTGTTGGTCCAGTCCCAGGAACTTGGGTTGTTATTATCTTTACTGATACTGATGAACAACAACCATTGATGATTGGTACTCTACCAGGAATTCCTCAAACCAAAGCAGCGACAATCGCATTAGAAGAATCTGATTCCAATATTGTTGCTACCAATGGTGGTGTTTTAACAGATTCTTCTGGTAAACCAGTTACTGCTGGTGATGGAACTACACCAATTCAAGTTGGAACTCAAGAAGCATCTAGTGGAGCACCAGCGACTGCTCCATCTTCAACTGCAACAACTGCTCCTGATTTGACTGCGCAAAAAGAGCCAAACAAACCTAGCGACTCTGCGTTGAAACAACCAATCCCTGTAAATGTCCCTCCAGGAACTACAGGCGATACGGCAAAGAAAAAACAAAACATACAATACCTTATTGATGCTTGCGATCAATTGGGTTTGACTACCAAATATGCAAAAGCTGCGATCCTTGGTATTTGTGGTGGTGAATCTTCTTGGCTTCCAATTGAAGAGGGATACTACTACAAATCTGCAGAACAGCTTGCTAAAATTTTCTCAAGAACATTTAAATCTGCAGCTGAAGCACAAGCATATACAAAGTGGACTGGTACTGCAAAAGATTTCTTTAATAAAATATACGAACCTCAGGGTAATGGTAAGTTAGTTGGCAATAAACAAGCAGACGATGGTGGTAAATACTATGGTCGTGGTTTTAACCAATTGACAGGAAGACCAGGATACGATCAAACTCAAAAATTCCTTAAGAAATACGGAATAGATATTGACTTGATGGGTAGTCCTGATCTTTTAATTTCAGATCCAAAAACTGCTGCGTTGGCTTGTGCTGCATTTTATAAAATGAATGTAACTCATGATATTAATGATCCAGGATATTTTGGTGCTGCGTTAAAGCGAACTGGTGCGGATGCAGCTGGCACTGGTTACGAAAAAAAGAAAAAATACTACGAGTATTTCTTGGGTGAAGTTGTTGGTGGTGATCCTACAAATAAACCTGCAGCTGATACTCAGAAAACATATACAGCAGATCAAGTTAAAGATCTTCCACCAGCAACTCAAGCTGCATTACTAGAAGATCGTTCTTCAAATGCTATGATTGGATTCTCTGATCCATCAGGAAAGTATCCACTAAGAAATTTGATGGATGAACCAGACACAAATCGTCTTGCTCGTGGTATCCAAAAAGACACAGCATTAGAGTTTAAAGACTCTGATCGTAATAAAGAAATTATTGCACCGAATGATGTTGCAAACTGGAGCCAACCTCTTGCTCCATTCGGTGGCACATATCCATACTCTAAGGTTTTTGAATCTGAGTCTGGACATTTGATGGTGTTCGACGATACCCCAACAAATGAAATGATTAGTTTGTACCACAGAGCAGGAACATTTATTGATGTTGACGCCAACGGAACAATGGTTCAGAAAATTGTTGGTGATGGATACTATATCATTCAACGAAATGGTGGTATCTATGTTGGTGGTAGATGTAATATTACAGTAGGCGAATCTTGTAACCTTTTAGTTAATGGAACTGCTGATGTTCAGGTTGATGGACAAGCAACAGTCAATTTACACCATGGAGCAGACATCGGTGTTCACGAGGATGTTAACATTGCTATCGGTGGAAACCTTAACATGCAGGTTGGTGGTAATATCACTATGAAGTCTGCTTCTAAGATTGGCATTCAAGCAGCAAGTGATATCACTACAAAATCTGGAAAGGGAATTTACGCAGAAGCCAAAGAAGATCTTGGATTAAAATCTAACGCAGACTTCTATGTTGAATCTCAAGGTAACACTAATATCTTTACTGCTGGTGATATGTTCAATCAAGCAGCTGGTGCACAAAATCTTCTCGCAGCAGGAAATGTTAATGTTCAGGGTTCTGAATTCCATGGACAAGAAGGTTCTGCAGCTGGTGCCCAAAGTGGAGTTGTTGTAGTTAAAGATAGATTTACAGCGACTGATGCTGTGCCACCAGATGAAAATGGTCAAGGTGGTCAAGATGGTACTGATTTGGTTCCACCAGAACATCACGATTACAAAGAAGCAGCAACAGAATTCTTAACAACACCTGTTCGCCCTTCTCCTCCGTTCGTTCAAAAATTCCAAATTGAAGAAGAAAACTTTGCTGCATTAGAAGGTTATCTTGCCAATCCAGATAAGTTCAGTAATCCAGATGCAGCAGCAGATGGAGTTAAACAGAATTTCCCAGGAACACCTAAGGATGACGGTAATGGTAAGAGTTTGAAATCTTCTGACTCTGCTTCTGACATCGGAATATTTTTACAGAAACAATTGCAGCTGGCAGACTCTGGTTATTGGAGGGAAACAGGACAAAGTGGTAAACCAAGTAATCCAAATATTCTCCGTATTTGGGAAGATCTTGGGTTTTCTGGTAAAACATGGGAATCAGATCAAACTGCTTGGTGTATGGGTTTCGTAAACTGGACACTAAAGCAATGTGGATATCGTTATGTTCAAAGTGCTTCTGCTAAAGAGATCGCAAATAATACTGCAAGATGGAAAGCGACTAAAGTTGATATTGCTGATGCAGATACAGGCGATATCGTTCTTTGGAGTTATAGCCATGTCAACTTTGTTTACATGAAGAATGGTAAGATGACTTTCGTTGGTGGTAACCAATCTCCAAGTAAAGGTGGTAATAACCCTAACGATGGTGATGTAACAAATAGTTGGCCATCAGGTTGGAGTCCTTCTCGTGGTGGTATTGTTGGTATCTTTAGACCAAGCAAGGTATAATAAATGTCTTGGAGTCCTTCTTCTAGTAACATTAATGGTCCAGATGATTTGCAGGTTTTGCAAAATTTCTCATATTCGATATCATATACTGATTCGAAATATGGTTATCCTCAACCAGTAACTTTAACTGCTATTACTCAATCGTTTCCAACAGTTACACTTACTAGCGGAACTGTTGCTACAATTAGTGGATACTACCAGTACTTGTTTGAAGGTAGCGTCATTCATTATAAAGAAAAAGCAAACGATAATAGTTCGATACAAAGAATACCACAACCAGACGAATATACAACAACAATCTGGGATTTGTTTCAAGAAGCTGATGTGTACGCAATGACATCTTTCAGAGCAGACAGAACTTTATATCACTATTACAGCTATCTGGCTACAGCACCAGATTCGCAACAGGGACAGGTTACAAAGACATATATCGTCACATTGACTAACTTTTGGGACGCTGGACAAAGAGCGTTAAAACAAGCAGTTCAGAATCAAAAAGAGGGAAATTAAATGCCAGGAGTCGCTACAGCTTCTACATCATCTACTGGGGAGGGTTGTTTTCCTCCAACAGACTCTCAGGGTCCATATGCATCTACAGCATTTTTTAACGGAAACGCTATCCAATTAAAGGGAAGAACTTTATATCAACCACACAGTTGTGGAGCGTCAACTCATGCTGGAAATTTAAGAATGATCTCAGAAGGATCTTCAACATTTTTTATGGAGGGGTTACCAGTCGCAAGAATTGGTGATAAAATTCAATGTGGAGATATGATCGCCGAAGGTTCAGGCGATGCATTTATTGGTTGAAACCGATACTAAATAACTAAATGGCTACCAGAAATACAAGAACATTCACAGACTTAGATCTGAATTTTATACCCTCTCCTATGTATTCTATCGTGAACGAGGGGATAGGATTAATCACAACTACAACAAATAGCGATATTGTAGTTGGAACAAATACCAACTTTGCCAAGTATGACATGTTATATAGAAACCTATTAGTAAATGGGGTGTATATTGGCAAGGTAAAAGATACAATTGATACAACTCATTTACAGCTATTTAAAAATGCAAATGCAGCTGTAACAGCCCAACACTACAGATATTCAAACCCTGCAGATTTGGTTGTTAGATTTAACGAGAATGCTATTAAAGCGTCTGTTAAAAACTTAATAATGACAATGAATTACGAAAGACCATTCCATCCAGAAATAGGATCACAGGTCAATTCCCTATTGTTTGAACCAGCCACTCCATTGTTGAGTGCTGTTTTAGAGCGAACAATTAGACATACAATAGATAACTTTGAACCAAGAGTTACACTAAATGATGTATCTGTTAAAATCAATCCTGACAATAATGCAGCTTCGGTTTCCATTATGTTTACGATTTTGAATACGCAGACTCCACAAACTCTTAATCTAGTACTAGAGAGAACACGATAATGGCAATCGACAATAATAGAATAAATGTAGCCGAGTTAGACTTCGACAATATCAAGGAAAATCTTAAAAACTTTTTCCGTGGGCAAGATCAATTTAAAGATTATGATTTTGACGGATCTGGTCTTTCAGTCCTGATGGATGTTTTAGCGTACAATACTCACTACAACAATCTTTATACCAACCTAGCAATCAATGAATCATTTTTAGATTCAGCTTCAAAAAGAGCAAGCGTAGTTTCTCTTGCTAAAATGCTTGGTTATGTTCCTCGTTCTGCCACTTGTGCTCGTGCTATTGTTGATGTTCGTATCGTAAACCCAACATCAACACCAACAGTTACCACTCTTCCAGCATATCAACCATTTGAGACAATCGTAAATAAAACTCAGTATACATTTTATAACTTAGCTGACTATACGACTGGTAGTGGCGCTAACGGATATGTATTTTCTGCAGTTGAATTAGTTGAAGGTACTCCGCTATCATTTAAGTATACTGTATCACCAGGACAAAGATTTGTTATTCCAAACGCTAATGTTGATTTATCAACAGTTCGTGTAACAGTTCAAGACAATGCATCTTCTGGTAACTTTGTTACTTACTCATTGGCTAGTAATATTGTTAATAATTTAGATTCCAACACTTTGGCATATTTTGTTAAAGAGATTGACAATGGTTTATTAGAAATTTATTTCGGTGATGGAATCTTAGGAAAATCTTTAGTAAATGGTAATGTTGTAACAATCAACTATTTCGTTTCTAGTTTAGGTTCACCAAATGGAGCAAGATTATTTAATTATAATGGTGCTACTTTGATTGGTGGTGCAGTAAACATTTCCACTAAACTGATTGCTACTGGTGGTGGTGCTTCTGAAACTATTGAGAGTATTAAATACAATGCACCAAGAGCATATGCAGCACAAAATCGTGCTGTAACCCCTGAAGATTACAAGGTTCTTATTACATCAAATTTCCCACAGGCTAAATCGGTTTCTGTTTGGGGTGGTGAGGATAACTATCCAGCTATTTACGGTAAAGTCTATATTTGCGTAAATCCAACTGATGCTGATAAACTAACTAATCTTCAAAAGAACTACATTTTAAATACAGTTCTGAACAAGAAGAACATGGTTTCAGTTTCTCCAGAAATTCTTGATCCAGAATTTATTAACATTGCTTTAAATGTTACAGTAAATTATGATCCATTTAAAACAAATAAAACACCAAGCCAAATTCAAACAATTGTAACAAATACAATTTTTGGTTATGATGATTCTGATTTACAAAAATTTGATGGCGTTTTCCGTCACTCAAAATTAAGTAGATTGATCGATACTGCAGATCCTGCAATCGTAAACAATACAATGACTGTTCTACTCCGTAGAAAATTGATCGTAAAGTATAATGTTTCCGCACAATATATTTTAAACATCATTAACCCACTATACAACTCTGGTATCGCAGAGGGTGCTATCTATTCTACTGGTTTTTATATTCACGGTAGTGATACGGTTCACTATCTAGACGATGATGGCGCAGGTTACATTCGTTTGTATACTTTGGATGAAAACTATCAAAAAAATATTGTAGACCCAACAATTGGAACTGTCAATTACGCTAAAGGTTATATTGAAATCAACAATTTGTATATTACTGATTTAGCAGATGTTGACTTTGAGATTTCAATGAAACCTCAAGCAAACGATGTTGTATCAGCCTTACATCAAATTGCTGAAGTTGCTCGTGACCATTTGGTTGTTAATGTTATCGCAGATAAATCTGCTTCTGGTGACTTGGGTGCTGGATTCAACTATACATTTACTCCGATTAGACCATAATGAGATTAGCAACATCAACCTTAGTTCCTTCTCAAGTACCTGAGTTCGTTAGGTCAGACTATCCAACATTCATTGCGTTTGTTGAAGCATATTATGAGTATTTGGATAGTCAAGGTGTTGATCTTTTATCTACACTAGATCTAGATAAAACATTAGATAACTTTATCCAATATTTTAAAAAAGAACTAGCGTCTGCGTTACCAAAAGAAATACAAATAGATGAAAGATTTTTATTACAACATATCAAAGATCAGTATCTAGCAAAAGGATCAGAAGGTTCTTTTAAACTTCTATTTCGTTTACTCTATAACAAAAGCGTAGAAGTTGGTTATCCAGGTCAGCAGATGCTTCGTGCTTCTGATGGTAGATGGAATCAAGATATTTCACTATTCATTAGAGTAGATCTTGGTACGCCAGATATGATTGACGGTAAATTGGTTGATGTTGTTCAACCAAACAGAACATTTAAGGTTCTTGTGGATCGTCGTCAATATGTTGAGATTGAAGTTGATCGAGTAGTTCAGTTATCGAATAATGTTTTTGAAATCTTTATTGATAGAAGATTCTTTGGAAATATTCAAGTTGGTGATATTATCCGATACAAGGAAACATTTTCTGGAACTATTGTATCAACAACATCCACGCTAAGTGTTCTAAACAAAGGAACTGGTTTTAAATTAGGTCAGCTATTTGAATTAAAGAATGGTGGTGGTGTTAGATCGATCGTAAAGGTAACTCGTATCGATCAAGATGGTGGAATTCTTTCTGCAGAATTTATTAAGTTTGGTATTAATTACGGTACAGATTTTAATGTGGATGTAAACCCACTATTAGACTACTATGCCCCATTAAGTGGCGAACACTCTTCTGCCAATGCTGTTCCAGGTGGATTAAGTATTATCGATGTGATGAATGGTTTTTCAGAACAAGGTTATATCAACCGTGATGATTACGCCAGAACAGATACGGATAACTATGCTGATGGTACTTATGTTGGTACTGTTTTAAGAGAATTCTCTGCTCAGCCATTGGGTGGTATTACAGTTAGCAATTTACACCAACCAGCAACATTAAGTATTAAACTTGGATCTCTTGCAAAATATCCAGGATACTATTCTTCCAATGATGGTTTCTTGTCTGATGCAATTTTCATTCAAGATAGTAGATACTACCAAGCATTCTCTTATGTTTTAAGAATTGACGAAAGACTAGCAACATATCGTACTGCTGTTAGAACCATGGTTCACCCATCGGGAACTGCTTTGTTTGGTGAATTCTTAATTCAAAACAATTTTGATATTTCTGTATCTTTACAATCTCTTATCAAAATTCTTGCTGTTACGGTTTCTGATACTGTAACAATGGTTGATGTAAATAGACCAATTTTTGATGTATCTAAAGCACTCAATGACTATCCAGTAATGAGTGAATTTCATACATTCTCTATGAATAAACCACTGGCAGACTCAATTGATACCCCATCAGATTTAGCAACATTATTTACAACAAAACCACTGGCAGACTCAATTGATACCCCATCAGATAGTAATATAACTTTCCTTACTGGTAAAGCATTATCTGATTCTATTACAACTCCATCAGATTCTATCTCTGCTATTGACACTGGTAAGGCATTATCTGATTCTATTACAACTCCATCAGATTCTATCTCCGCCAAAGATGTAACTAAATATCTTACAGATACAGAGACTATGTCTTCAGCCGATGATGGTTATGTAGCATTAAATCCATATAGTCAGGGAGGTTACTTTAGCATCCACCCGATTATTTACGACAATACTGTGGATGCGAAATTTGGTTCAACTGTTGACACCAACTCTTACACATAGTATAAAATTAAACCCTTAATAGGAGATTCCTAAAATGAATGTACAAGAAAATTTAAAACCAACTGGACTGGTTACTGTAGTCCACAAAAATGCAGCTGGTGAAGTTATTAACGAATTCAAAGTTAAAAACTTGGTAGTTACTACTGGTAAAAACCACATCGCTGCAAAAATCGCTGCAACTACTAACAGCCCAGCTTCAATGACTCACATGGCTATTGGTACTGGTACTACTTCTCCAGCTGCTGGTGATACAACTCTCGGTACTGAAGGTGGTCGCGTATCACTATCAGCAACTGTTGTTTCTACTAACACTGTTACTTACACTGCTACTTTCCCAGCTGGTACTGGTACTGGTGCTGTTACTGAAGCAGGTATCTTTAATGCATCTTCAAACGGCACAATGCTTTGCCGTACTACTTTCTCTGCAGTTAACAAAGCGTCTGGCGACTCTATCGCTATCACTTGGGTTGTTACAGTAAGCTAATAAAAAATGACAATCACATCTTCTCTTTTAAAAACTCTCTTACACAAAACCATCGCTGATGGCTTGTTTAAAGAGGTTCAATCTCGTAATTCGAGATACTACTATTTCCTTGGTAAGACAATTAAATGGGAAGATGAAACTGCACCACCATTTCCAACTGACTCTTACAAATATGAAAAGGCAACTCGTAATGAAATTATTACTCTGAAGGAAATTAAACCTTCAGATGTTGCCTTTGTTATTCCAAGGATTGATTGGGTTTCTGGTACAGTTTACGATATCTATGATGATCAGTATTCTACTGAAGTTATTGGTATTAATATAACTGATGGTGGAAATACTTACACTAGCACTCCAACTGTTGTTATCGATCCACCAGATTTATTTGGTGGAGTTCAGGCTACAGCTACAGCAACCATGTATAATAGTAAAATCATTGGTTGCACTATGACGCATACTGGTTCTGGTTATACTAACCCTCCAGCAATAACATTTGTTGGTGGTGGAACTGAAGCTGATCCAGCGCATGCTGTTGGTGTATTATCAAAAGCACCAAGCAATTCTCAAAAATTAGAAGAATCTCAGTTTTATGTAATGACTGATGAGTTCAATGTCTATAAATGTTTAGACAATAATAATGGTGCATTCTCTGTAAACAAACCAATTGGAACACAAGTTGCACCGATTACTCTTGCAGATGGATACATTTGGAAATACATGTATAATGTACCAATTGCGTTAAGAACTAAGTTTTTAACTGCAGACCAAATTCCTGTTATTACTGCTTTATCGCAACAATTTTATTCTGCTGGTGGTATTGAATCTGTTATCATTCAGAATCGAGGAGTTAATTATACTCAAGCAACATTGAGTGTTTCAGGAGATGGATACTTAGAAGCAGATCCAGTATTTTTATCTTCAATCACATATACAAGCCATGGTTCTTCTTATTCAGATGGTGACACAATCACTATTGCTAAACCTATGGATACTGCAGCTTCATGGACTGCAAATACTTCTTATTATTTCGGTGTTAAACTTTTATCTTCAGAAAATAATATCTATGAAGTTGTTCAGGCTGGAACTACTGGTTCAGTAGAACCAACGCACAAAACTGGTACTGTTGAAAATGGAACTGCTGCATTTAAATTTATTGGTTCTGTTCCAAAGGCATACCCGTCATTTAACGCTGGTGCGATTACCGTCAATGTTCTTGGTGGAGTTCGTGAAGTTGATTTGATTTCATTCGGATCAGGATATAACACAAATCCAGTTGTAACCTTTACCCCTCCAACAATAACATTTGCTGGTACTGGAGTTAATACAACTTCTGAAGTTATTACAATTGGATCTCATTGGTTTTCTGATGGCGATAAAGTTATGTACTCTAATGGTGGTGGAACTACCATTGGTGGATTAGTAAATAATACAACATACTATATTATTAAAAATTCTTCTACTGCTGTTAAATTAGCTACCACATACGCAAATGCTATGAATGGAACTGCTGTTAATTTAACATCTGCTGGTACTGGATTGTCGCATACATTATCCAATGAGTTACAACTGCCAACAGCAGTTACTGATTTATCTCCTACTGGTGTTGTTAAAAGAATTATCATTACAGATCCTGGAAATAATTATACAGCACCCCCATCAGTTACAATTGGAACTCCTTGGACTGCTTCAAAAACAGTTAATGTTGGAGAACAATATTTTGTCGCCAATCGTTTATATACTGTAAAAACATCTGGAACTACAGATTCTTCTACTGCACCAACAGGAGCTTCGTTGGGTGTTACTGAACAAAACGGAACTGCGTATTTTACATATGTTGGTTCTGCTGCTTCTGGTGAAGCAGTATTACAATATGGTGCTGGTTACAACGGTAACCCATCTATTACTATCAATACAACTACTGGTTCAGGATTCTCAGCAGCATTTACTTCTATCAAATCAGAAGCAAAATTGATTCCTTTATTGGAAAATGGTCAAATCAATGGCGTTCAAGTTGATGATCCAGGTATTGGTTACAGTGCTGCAACTATTACTGTTACTGGTGATGGAGCTAATGCCCTTCTTACAGCTGATATTGCTATTGGTAATATCAATACGCTTCAAGCAAACAATGAACTTTTAACAACTGATGGTTCTATAAACAATATCCAAGTTATTAGTCAGGGGTATGCATATGGTACTGCTACTGTAACTATCGAAGGTGATGGCACAGGTGCTGCAGCTTCTGCAATTCTTTCTGGTGGTAAAGTTGTTAAAATAAACATGACAAATTATGGTTCTGGTTATACATATGCAAATGTTACTATTACTGGTAACGGATATGCAGCTTCCGCTAGAGCAATTATTTCGCCATTTGGTGGTCATGGTAAAGATGCCTATGAAGAATTATTTGCAAGAACATTAATGTTTTATTCGAATGTTTCTTTAGATAAAAACCAAGGATTTGATGTAAATAACGATTATCGTCAAGTTGGTATTATCAAAAATATTCGTGGTTATGGTGTAACAACTAGATATGACTCAGCATTAGGTTCTGCTTGTTTTGTTGTTGAAGGGTCTTTTGATACTGCATCATTTTTACCAGACATGATTATAACAACTCCAAGAACAGTAAATGATACAGTTTACTACAGAAATTATAGAATTGTTTCTGTTAATGCAAGCGGAACTGGTATGTTGGTTCAGATGTTGGATAATGATCCTCCGCAGGTTTCTGATGTTATGACAAACCCAACAAACCAATTCTTTACAGTTACTGCAGTAGGTAACCCAACTGTGGATAAATATTCTGGTGACTGTTTGTTTATTGATAACAAGGCAGGATTTACTCCTTCCAAAGATGAGACAGTTACTTTAAGAACTGTCATCAAATTCTAAACTAAATAGTGTATAACCAATAAAAGAAGATCTGAAATATGCTTAATTTCAACACCGAACCGTATAATGACGATTATAATGAGGATAATAAATTTTATCGTGTCCTCTTTCGCCCTGCGTTTGCGGTTCAAGCAAGAGAATTAACTCAGTTACAAACAATTCTCCAAAAACAAGTTTCCAGAAATGGCGATTCTTTATACAAACAGGGTGCTATGGTTATCCCTGGACAGGTTTCTATTGACACTAAGGCTCAATATGTAAAACTGTTGCCATCATATGGTGGCGTTAATGTGGAAACATTCGTTCAGAATCTTGAAGGCAAATTTGTTACTGGTTCAAACGGAATTAAAGCCCAAATTATTAAAGTTGCAAGAGCGACTGTTTCTGATCCAACCACAATTTTTGTTCGTTATACTTCTTCCGCCACTGATGGTACTACACAAACATTTGCTCCAAGCGAAACTGTAACCATTGATGATGGTACAAATTTCCCATTTCAAGTAGCAGCATCTTCTCCAACTGGTGTTGGCTCTTTGGCTACAGTTCAAAGGGGTGTTTACTATGTTAATGGATTCTTTACCCTTTGTGCTGATCCAGTAACTGGTGGCGCACAAACTATTGTTTTAGATAAGTACAGCGATGCACCTTCCTATCGTGTTGGTCTTAATATCGTTGAATCATTAATTGTTCCAGAAGATGATGAAACACTTCTTGACAATGCTCAAACATCTTACAACTTTGCAGCTCCAGGTGCGCATCGTTATCATATCGATTTAATTTTATCCAAGTTACCTCTCGATAGTACTGATGATACAAATTTCGTTGAATTGTTAAAAGTTACAAGCGGTGGTTTAAATCGTATTGTAAATACAACTCAATACAATGTTCTTGAAGATACTTTAGCTCGTCGTACATATGATGAAGCTGGTAACTATACAGTTACACCTTTTAATATTGATGTTCGTGAAGCAAGAACAAATGATCGTGGATCATGGGCTTCTTCTCCTACTACTTATTTAATTGGCGACATTGTTTCCAATGCTGGTAATTACTATACTGCAAAAAATAGTGGGACATCTGGTACTGCAGTTCCACCTACTCATACTACTGGTTCAGTTTATGACGGATCTGGAAATACTGGTGTTCAGTGGGAATATACACCAAAACCATATTTCAATCGTGGTATAACATTAGATGGTAGTGATGATCAATTGGCTATTGGGTTTGAGCCAGGAAAAGCATATGTTCAGGGTTATGAAATCACTAAAGTGGCAACTGAATATGTTTACATTGACAAGTGCCGTGATTCATCTCATCAAGTTCAAGTAACTGCTGCATTGGCTCCGCAAACTGTTGGTAATTATGTTATGGTTGAGGCGATCAATGGATTGCCACCTGTAGAAACATTCGACATCGTTTCGTTGTATAATCAATTTACAATGCAAGCAACAACCAATCTTACTGGAAACTTAACTGCTGCCACAAACACTACTGCAGTTAGTGGATCAGGAACTGCATTTACTACTGAGTTAGTTGTCGGCTCTAACATTTATAACTCATCAGGTGTTTATGTTGGTACTGTTGCTTCAATTACAAACAATACAAACTTAGTATTAGTAGCAAATGCTGAAGTTGCAATTTCAGCAACTACTGCCAAGAAAGATGGTCGTGGAACTACTTCTGGTACTCAAGTTGGTACTGCTCGTGTTCGTTTTGTTGAGTGGGATAGTGGAACTATCGGAACTCAAACTGCTTACTACAAATTAGGTTTATTTGATATTAAGATGAGTGGCACATATAACTTTGCCACTGATGTTAAATCAGTTTTCTTTAATAATTCCGCTGGCGCAACAACATATGACTTTACAGCTGATATTGTTCCAGTAATAACTCAGTTGATCGGTTCAGTAACTGCTTCCAATAGCACAACAATTACTGGTTCTGGTACTTCTTTCCAAACTCAATTAGCCGTAGGTAACTATGTTTATTTTGGTGCAATCGGAAGATATCGTAGAGTAACTGCAGTAAATTCTCAAACATCAATCACTGTTGATGCAGCTATTACTGTTACTGGTTCTACTATTTCTAGAATTACAACTCAAATTTTAGAACCACAGTATGAAACAACATTATTCCGTTTACCATACTTTGCTGTAAAATCAGCTACTGCAGCTGACGGAACAAACAGAATTTATTATACTGCCTATGAAAAATTCAGTGGAACAACTTCCTCTGGTTCAGGCGGTAGCTGTACTTTAACTATTTCTGCAACCAGTGGAAATATGATTTCTGCAGCACAGGTTGATAACTATCAATTAGTTGATAATACAACTGGATTGACTGTTCCTATTTCTTCATCAAATATTAATGTAACTGGATCTTCTACTACATTTACGCTATCTGATACATACGCTTCTCGTTCGTTTAGTATTATTGGTGCTGTTGTAAAAACTGGTTCTTCATTAACTAGAAAATCAAAAACTTTATCAGCTCCATATACTGTAACCTTTACATCTAAAGCTGCTGCAACTGCTTCTATTATTTCTTTAGGCAAAGCAGACGGATATAGATTAATTAGCGTTATGATGGATAGTGGTACATTTACTGCTCCATCAGGTAATTATACAATTGATATTATGGATCGTTATACATTCGATGACGGACAGAAATCTAGTTACTATGATTTAGCGAAAATAAATTTGATTCCTTCTTTCGCACCACCAAATGCACCAATTCAGGTAACATTTGAGTATTTTACTCATGGTAATGGTGACTATATTACTGTTGATTCTTATACTGGAATCGACTATAAGAAAATTCCTTTCTTTGGAAATATCCCACTCCGTGATTGTATCGACTTTAGACCAAGAATTGATGATAATGGATCAACATTTACATCAGCATCAAACACTGGTCAATCTTGTTTAGTTCCAAAACGAGGTGTTGATTTTGAAGTTGACTTTAGTTATTACCTAGCAAGAACTGATAAAATTGCTCTTGATAGAAAAGGTAATTTCTTCCAAATCAAAGGTAATCCAGGACTTCCTCCTACAGATCCACCTGATCCTAATTTGGGTATGTTGTTGTATACTCTAAACTTAGAGCCATATACATTTACAACAACTTCTGGTAGCGTTGTTACGAAAAAAGTTGAGAACAAACGATACACAATGCGTGATATCGGAAGATTAGAATCAAGAATTAATACTCTTGAATACTACACATCATTGTCATTGTTAGAACAAGAAACACAATCTACTGCAATTTTAGATTCAACAACTGGTTTGCAAAGATATAAAAATGGTTTCGTAGTTGATAACTTTAGTGGACATTCAGTTGGTGATGTTTCAAATCCTGACTATTTGTGTTCTATTGACATGCAAAACAATGTATTGAGACCTTTCTTCTCTATGAAGAATGTCAATATGATTGAAAAGGTATCTAACAATTCTGATCGTGCTGCTGCAAACTATCAATTAACAGGGCAGTTGATTACATTACCTATCATCGATACACCAGTTTTGGTTCAACAACCATATGGTTCCAGATTAGAAAATATTAACCCATTTGCTATTTTCACTTTCTTGGGTAATGTTAGTATCAATCCACCAAATGATGACTGGTTTGAAACTGATCGTCGTCCAGACATTATTAATAATGTCGAAGGTGACTTTAATACAATTTCAACTCTTGCTCAAAAAGCTGGAGTTCTTGGGACAGTTTGGAATGCTTGGCAAACTCAGTGGACAGGAACACCTGTTTCAACTGGTGTTGTTCAATATGTTGGTGATAAACGAGGTTTGGGTGTAGTTGGTTGGAGAGATGGTCTTGCATCAAATACTGACGCAGGAACAATCGATGCCATGTTCGGAGATTTGTCTTACCAAGGTGGTTGGGCTCACCGTGCCGTTCAAGCAGAAACTATTGCAACTCAAATTGGTCAATCAAGAACTGGAGTTACAACTTCTGTTGTTGCTAAAATTGATACTCAATTAGTTGCAGATAGAATCTTATCTACTGCTGTTATTCCATATATTCGTTCAAGAAATATTTTAGTTCAGACAACTGGATTAAAACCATTAACACAAATGTATCCGTTCTTTGATGAACAGAGTGTTGATCAATTCTGTACTCCTGCAACTCAAATTTCATTAAAACCATCAACAATTGTTGGAACTTTTGATGACCACAGTAATGTTGGTAATGCAGCAGTTGGTGCAGCAAGACAAGTTTCTGGTGACACACAAGTTTGTTTAAATACTGGTGATGTTATCACTGGTGGAACTTCTGGCGCAACTGCAGTAATTGTTGGTAAAGAAAACATACTTGACAATAATGTTATAACATCAGTAAATCTATATGTTGTCAATATTCAAGGAACATTCCAAGCGAATGAAACAATTACTGGTTCTATCAGTGGTGCTACTGCAGCGATCAAAACTGCACCGACAACAGCTGTAGCTGGTAATGCAATAATGACCGACACTAATGGTAAGTGTCAGTTCTTGTTTAATATCCCACAAACAGATTCTATTCGTTTCCGTTGCGGTAATAGAACATTAACTCTTACTGATTCTCAAACAAATAGTGTTGCGTTGTCTAAAGGTTCTGCAATATATGAAGCGACTGGTGTCCTTCAAACTAAGCAAGCAACATACAATGCAGTTCGTAATGGACAAATCGTTCAAAACCAAGTTACCGATACACAAACAATTACTCAAACTCAACAAAGGGTTGTTTCTGATACTGGTTGGTATGATCCATTGGCTGAAACTTTCTTAGTTAGCAGTCCAGGTGGAGCATTCATTACTGGTGTAGATTTGTTCTTTGCTACCAAAGATAAATCAATTCCTGTTCATATTGAAATTCGTGAAGTTGTTAATGGATATCCAGGAACTACAATTTTACCATTCTCTTCTGTTTCATTGAATCCAGAACAGGTAAATATTTCTACAAATAAAGTAACATTACCAGATGGTTCTCAGGTTCCATCATATGATACTCCAACAAGATTTACATTCCCATCACCAGTTTATCTGAATGATGCGACATCTTACGCTCTTGTTGTTGCTTCAGACTCAAACGGATATAATGCTTGGGTTGCTCGCATGGGCGATCAGATTCCAGGATCTTCAAGAACTATATCTCAACAGCCATACAATGGTGTGTTGTTTAAGTCGCAAAACGGATCAACATGGTCTGCTGATCAAAATGAAGATTTGATGTTTACAATTTATCGAGCGAAATTTGACACAACAGTTGTTGGTAATGTTGAATTTGTAAACGATGTATTACCTACAACATATCTTGACCCTGATCCATTCGAAACAAACACTGGTTCTGCAAAGTTAAAGGTATTCCATCCAAACCATGGTTTGACTCCAAACTCATTGGTTACAATTTCAAATACTGATGATACTAAAGTCCATGGTGTAACAGCAACTGGAGCAGTCACTACTTCGACTGGTAGTGCTACAGTTACAGGACACTCTTCTGCCTTTACTACTGATGTTGGTACTACTACTGTTGGTCAAGGTTGTGTTCTATACACAGCTGAAACAACTCCAAGATATATTGGCGTAGTGGCTTCTGTTTCTAGTGATACTGCGTTGACTCTTGTATCAAACTCTGCTATAACTTTGGCGACAAATACTGCGTTTAAAGTTGTTCAACCTGTCAATGGTATCCCAGCGACTGAAATTTACAAGTCACAAACAGTTTCAGTGGTTGTTGATTTTGATTCTTACATCATCAATACAACTACAACTGCTAAGAAATATGGTTATGGTGGTGGTTCTACTGTAGCTGTAAATGGACAAATCGCTTACAATACATTACAACCAAATGCTCAAATGCAGACATTCTCAGAAACTTCTTCATTGTTCTCGATGAAGACTACTACTGGAACTTCTGTGAATGGTGTGGAAGCTCCATACTATACAGATGATGCATTCGTTGGTGTCGCTTTGGGTGACAATAATTACTATCCATCAACAAGATTAGTTGCATCACAGCAAAATGAAAACTTCTATCTTGCTGGAAATAAATCTGTTTCAATGTTGTGTACTATGACAACAACAAGAGATACAGTTTCTCCAGTTTTAGATACAACTCGTTTAAGTTTAATTGCAGTTGCAAATAAAGTTAATTCGCCTGCATATACTTACACAAATCAGAGTGGTATTGATGATGCAGCATTTGCTAATCAAAATACTGCAATTGCGTTCACTTCTACTGGTATTTCAACTTCAGACAGTACAACACAAGCAGTGTTCTTAACTGCAAAGGTTGGTGCATACTTAACTATTAGTAATGTAACTACTCATACTACTAATAATGGAACATACAAAGTTTTGGCAGTAGCTACAGACGGATCTTCAATTACTCTTGGTGGTTCTTTTGTTTCTCAATCTGCTGGCGATACAATAACAATAACTCAAGGTAATACTTTCGTTGATGATATTGCTCCATATGGTAGTTCTACTTTAAGTAATTATGTTACTAAGAAGATCAATCTAAATACACCAGCGAATACTCTAAAGGTAACAGTTTCTGTAAATTCTCCAACAAATTCAAATATTTCTGTTTACTATAAATTGAATCCAGTTGGAAATGCTACTCCGTTTAATGCTCTACCTTATACATTGTTGGCTCCAGATTCAACATTACCAAAGGTTCAATTCGGAGACAATACATATACTGATGTTAGTTTCACTTTGAACAATACTAGTCTGTTTGATGCAATGCAAGTAAAACTTGTATTAACATCTACCAACGGATCTGAGGTTACTTCTGTTAAAGATTTACGAGTTATTGCCTGCACATAATGGTTGAATATTTACGAGTTGAAGGAAACCCCTCTCTTGTTAGAGAGGTTGGTTCCAATGCAATTATAAATACCAATGTTTCGGAATACGAAACATACTTAAAAAATCGTGATGCAGCTTTGACTAAACAATCTCAAGTAGAACGAAATACAGACGAGATAAATAATATAAAGCAAGACATCAGCGAAATCAAGCAAATGCTCCAATTGTTGATAAAGACTAAGGAAGATTAATGGCAACACTAGTGCTACGAACTGTCAAAGGCAGTCCACTAACCAATCAAGAGGTAGATGATAACTTTAATAACTTGAACACAGATGTTCAGGCTAAGTTAGACGCATCTACATATACTGCTGCTGATATCCTTACAAAACTTAAAACAGTTGATGGTGCTGGATCAGGATTAGACGCAGATTCAGTCCACGGATTGGTTGGTTCTTTAACTAACACTCCATCTTCTTTAGTTGGTCGTGATTCTAACGGAGATATTTTCTTCGAAACAGGTCACGCAACTTTAGTTATTTCAAATTTCGAAGGTAATTTAACAGGCAATGTTACAGGCAATGTGTCTGGAACTGCGTTAAATATTACTGGTATCGCTGCAGTTAATAATGGTGGTACTGGTGCATCAGACGCTAGTGGTGCAAGAACTAATCTTGGATTGGGTAGTCTTTCTACTCAAAATTATAACAATGTAAATATTACTGGTGGTTCTATTGCTGGTATTACTGCATTGGCAATTGCCGATGGTGGTACAGGTTCTACAACAGCATCTCAGGCAAGAACTAATCTTGGATTGAACATTGGTTCAGATGTTCAACCATTTAATAATATTCTTACAATTTTATCTGGTGTTACTCCAGCTTCAGATAAAATTTCTTACTTTAGCACTTCCTCTGCTGCAGCAGTTACAGATTTTACTGCATTCGGTAGAAGTCTTGTTGGTCAAGCGTCTGTTTCAACATTAAAAACATTATTGTCTTTAAATGTTGGCTCTGATATTCAAGCATATGATGCTGACTTGGCTGCATTAGCTGCACTCGCAACCACTGGTATTATTGTTAGAACTGGTGCTGGTACTGTTGCTTCAAGAACGCTTCAAGCTGGTGCAAATATTTCTATAACAAATAGTAGTGGCGTTTCTGGCGATCCAACGATTGCTGTTACTGGTTTAGCAGCAGTTGCTACTAGTGGTTCATATAACGATCTATCAAATAAACCAACAATCGTTGGACAAATCCAGTCAAACTGGACTCAAACAAATAATGCGCAAGCAGATTTTATTAAGAATAAACCTACACTAGCAACAGTTGCTACCAGTGGTTCATATAACGATCTATCAAATAAACCTACACTAGCAGCAGTTGCTACTAGTGGTTCTTATGCTGATTTGATAAACAAACCTAATACAGTGCCATCTGGTTTGATTAGTTTGTGGTACGGAAATAGCACGAATATACCTGCTGGTTGGGTATTGTGTAATGGATCAAACGGAACTCCAGACTTAAGAGACAGATTTGTTATTGGTGCTGGTGGTGGTTATAGTGCTGGTACTACTGGCGGTAGTGCAGATTCTATTGTTGTTTCTCATACCCACACTGCTACCTCAACAGTAAACGATCCAGGTCACCACCATCAAGTTTATGGTCACCAAAGCGTTGGTGGAAACACAGCGATCAATAATAACTCTGGTACTTCAAATCCTGCAATTACTGGTTCTGAATCTACATCTACAGAAAACACTGGCGTTTCTGTTAGCACTTCTATCTCTGCTACTGGTAATAGCGGAACAAACGCAAACTTACCACCATACTACGCTCTCTGCTACATTATGAAGACATAATAAATAGGAAAGCACAGGAACAATAATGACTACAATTGTAACAAGAATTACGAATCCAACTGGTGGTACTGCCAAAGGCTCTCCTTTAACGAGTCAGGAAATTGACGCAAACTTTATTAATCTTAACGATAATAAGTTAGAGGTAACAGCTGTAAATAATAATTCTATTACTGCTTCCTTTACTAGTCTTGGTGTTGGCACTGCATCTTCTGGAACTGCTGGTGAGATCCGTGCGATTGCAACAATCACTTCTTACTACTCAGACGAGAGATTAAAAACTAATGTAGAGTTAATTCCAAATGCTTTGGAAAAAGTCTTACAACTAAGAGGTGTTACATATAACGCTAATGAGTTGGCTGAGTCTTTTGGATTTACAAACAAAGAAACTCAGGTTGGAGTTCTTGCAGCTGATGTAGAAAAAGTTTTACCTCAGGCAGTTAAACCTGCTCCATTTGACATTATGGTATTTGAAAATACAGAAATGTCTCGTTCAGGCGAAAATTATAAAACAGTTCAATACGAAAAAATTGTTCCATTGCTAATCGAAGCAATTAAAGAATTAGAAGCCCAAGTAAAAGAATTAAAGGGTGTTAAATAATGGCAACTAAACCAACAGTTCTTGGACCAGAAGCAATACAGTTACCTGCTGATAGTTCAGCAAATAGACCATCTCCTACTCAGGGGATGCTTCGTTACAATACAGATATTGGATTAGCTGAAGTTTATACTTCTGCTGGGTGGACTGCTATCGACGCTCCTCCTGGAATAACATCTATTAGCGGTATCATTAACGAGAATGTTAGTACAACACTAACAGTTAATGGAACAAATTTTAAATCTGGATCTTATGTTCAGATCGGTGGTGCTGGTGTTTCTAATACCCCAAGGGTTTTGGGAACAACCTATGTAAATTCAACTCAATTAACTGCAGTTACTAATGCTTCATTGGTATCGTATGTTGGTGGTGCTTCTTTTGATGTTACTGTAGTTAATCCATCTGGTTTGTCTGGTGTTCTTACTGCTGCTGGAACTATTGATAGAACTTTAGTTTGGTCAACTGCTGCTGGTTCTCTAGGAACTTTGTATGGTGGTGCATCGGCTAATATCTCGCTATCTGCTTCAGATGGTGATTCACAATCTATATCTTTCTCGGTAACATCTGGTTCACTACCTTCTGGACTCTCATTGAGTTCTTCTGGTGTTATTACTGGTACTGTTCCTGATACAACTGCAACATCTTCCTTTACTGTAACTGCTATAACTAATACAACTGGTATTAGTGTTGCAAGAGCATTTAGTATTTCAACTGTTAAAAGATTACTGGCAGTCAACGGAACAACATACTATAACACAGGTTCAACACAGACTGTAACTCTTTCTTCAGCTGGAACTGTTTATCCAATAACTGTTTACTCTACTCATAGTTTAAGAGTAACTTGTGCTGGCGCCAAAGGTGGAAATAGTAGTTCTAGTAGTTCTAATAGTCCTGGAGGTTATGGTGCTGTTATGGCTGGCACATATTCATCTATTCCAGTAGGAACATATTATGCAGTTGTGGGAGCTTCAGGATTTTTCCAAAGTAGCGGTGTTGTAGCTGGTGGATATCCAGGTGGTGGTCCATCAAATAGTAATGGTGGTCAAACTGGTGGTGGATTCTCTGGTTTTTGGTCAGGTACTAGTGATCCATTAAACACTGGTAATAGATCTACATATTATTTGATTGGCGGTGGTGGCGGTGGCGCTGGTGACGGTGATACTCCAAATTCTGGAAATGCTGGATATCCTGCTGGCGGACAAGGTAATTATAATTCAGCAAACCGAGTTGCACAAGGTGGCAGTCAATCTTCTGGTGGTGTTGGTGGTATTGATATTAACGGATCTTCAGAGGGTTGTGGTGACGGATCAGCATTCTATGGTGGTGCAAATGGTAACTGCGGAAATGGTGGTGGCTCTGGTGGAGGTGGCTACTATGGTGGCGGTGGTATGACATCACATTGTGGTCAAGGTGGTGGTATGGGTGGAGGTGGATCATCATACTACAATAGTTCATACATCTCTAGCCCATCATACGACGGATCTGGTGCTGGATCCAATAATGGTAGCGGATATGTCACATTGGCAATAGGATAATAAATGGCAACTAAACCAACAGTTCTTGGACCACAGGCGATAACCCTTCCTGCAGACACATCGGCAAATAGACCGAGTGGCGTAGAGGGTATGATTCGTTACAATACAACTATCAGCTTGGCTGAAATTTATACAGCCAATGGATGGACTGCAATTGATGCACCTCCAACAGTTGGTAGTATTTCTGGTATTATCAACCAAGACATTAATACAACTATTACTGTTACTGGAACAAATTTTAAATCTACATCTTATGTTCAGATCGAAGGTGCTGGTGTTAGTGGCGTGCCAAGAGTGCTGTCAACAACCTATGTAAATTCTACATCTTTAACTGCAGCAACTGCTGCTGCATCAGTCAACTATGTTGGTGGTGCGTCCTTTGATGTTAAAGTTGTAAACCCTTCTGGATTAACAGGTGTTCTTACTGCTGCTGGATCTATTGATAGAGAACCAATTTGGTCAACATCAGCTGGTTCGCTAGGATCATTTAATGGTGGATCTTCTGCAAATATTACTTTATCTGCTACGGATCCTGATGGGCAAGCGATCCAATATACAGTAGTATCAGGTTCTTTACCTTCTGGCTTATCACTAAGCACTAGTGGCGTTATTACTGGAACATTCCCAGATACAACTGGAACTAGCAGTTTTACAGTTAGAGCATCTTCAAATACTGTTTATGCTGATCGTGCATTTAGTATTGCAACAGTTAAACGATTATTGGCTGTCAATGGAACAACATACTATAACACTGGTTCTACTCAAACAGTAACCTTATCTAGTGCTGGTACTGTTTATCCGATTACTGTTTACTCTGCTCACAATTTAACTGTGTCGCTGGCTGGTGCTCAAGGTGGATCTGTTTATGACGGAACTAACCTTACTTCTGGTTATGGTGGTTATGTCCAAGGAACATATGCATCTATTCCAGCAGGAACATACTATGCAGTTGTAGGAAAAAGACCTAATAGTAATGTTGGTGGTTATCCAGGTGGTGGCGGTGGTTATCCTACTACATCTAATAACGGAGGTGGTGGTTTTTCTGGTTTCTGGTCAGGCACTAGCGATCCATTAAATACTGGAAATAGATCTACATATTATTTGATTGGCGGTGGTGGCGGTGGTCACTCATCTGATACTGGTGCAGGCACCAATGGATTGGGTGCATCTAGAGGTGGTGATGCTGGTTATCCATCAGGTTCAAATGGAAATACAAATAACACTAGCATGCAAATTCCAGGTGGTGGTACTCAATCCTCTGGTGGTAGTGCTGGTGTTTCAACAGATGCTGGCACTCAAGGTGCTGGCGCTGGTTCTGCATTTTATGGTGGCTCTGCTGGTATATGTCCTGATAATACTGGACAAGGTGGTAGTGGCGGTGGTGGTTGGTACGGAGGTGGTGGTGGTAATTCTCACTGCGGACAAGGTGGAGGTGCTGGTGGCGGTGGCTCTTCATACTATAACAGTTCATATATTTCCAATTTCACCTACTCCAATGGAGCCAGAGGTGGTGATGGTTATGTAACTTTAGCAATAGGATAACAAAATGGGTCAACCAACAATTCTTGGACCAGAAGCAATTACTCTCCCTGCAGATAGTTCTGCAAATCGCCCAACTGGCGTAGAGGGTATGATGAGGTTTAACACAGACATTGGCTTAATGGAAATTTATACAGCCAATGGTTGGACAGCTGTAGACAGCCCTCCTGCAATCACATCCTTTACTGGAACAATCAATCAAGATATAAATTCAACAATAACAATTAATGGAACAGGATTCAAATCTGGATCTATTGTTTACATTAATGGTGCTGGTGTTAGCAATGTGCAAAGAGCATTATCTACCACCTATGTTAATTCAGCTCAATTAACTGCAGCAACTGCTGCTGCATCAGTCAACTATGTTGGGGGTGCTGCGTTTTCAATTAAAGTTCAAAATCCATCAGGACTATCTTCAATTTTAGATCCAGCTGGAACTGTGGACAGAGAACCAATTTGGTCAACATCAGCTGGTTCGCTAGGATCATTTAATGGTGGATCTTCTGCAAACATTAGTTTATCAGCTACTGATCCTGATGGCAATACAATTTCATTCAGCGTAGTTTCTGGTTCACTACCTTCTGGACTCTCGTTGAGCACTAGTGGTGTAATTACAGGAACATTCCCAGATACTTCAGCGACTGCATCTTTTACAGTTAGAGCATCTGCAAATAACTTCTATGCTGATCGTTCATTTAGCATAACTACTGTTAAGAGATTATTATCAGTCAACGGAACTACCTACTATAATACTGGTACTACTCAAACAGTAACTCTTTCTTCAGCTGGAACTGTTTATCCAATAACTGTTTATAATGCTCATAGTTTAAGAGTAACTTGTGCTGGTGCAAAAGGTGGTAATAGTAGTCCATCAAATACTCCTGGAGGTTATGGTGCTATTATGACTGGCACATACTCTAGTATTCCTGCAGCTTCTAACTACTATGTTGTGGTTGGTGCTACTGGTAACTTCCAAGGCAGTAGTAATGTGGCTGGTGGCTATCCAGGTGGTGGTCCATCAGGCGGTGGTGGTGGAACTACTGGTGGTGGCTTCTCTGGTTTCTGGTCAGGTACTAGTGATCCATTAAACACTGGTAATAGATCTACATACTACATAGTCGGTGGTGCTGGCGGTGGCGCTGGTGATGGTGATACTCCAGATTCTGGAAATGCTGGATATCCAAATGGTGGTCAAGGAAATACAAATACTGCCAACCGAATTGCACAAGGTGGCAGTCAATCCTCTGGTGGTGTAGGTGGAATCGACAATGGCGGTTCTTCAAATGGTTGCGGTGACGGATCTACATTCTATGGTGGCCAAAACGGTAACTGCGGAAATGCTGGTGGTGCTGGTGGCGCAGGCTGGTTCGGTGGTGGTGGAATGACTTCACATTGTGGTCAAGGTGGTGGTATGGGTGGGGGAGGTTCTTCCTATTATAATTCGTCATATATATCTAATGTGTCTTATGACGGATCTGGCGCTGGATCCAATAATGGTAGTGGTTATGTAACTTTAGCAATAGGATGATAAAATGAAACACGAACATTTAGATAATGTAGATATTGGTGCTTATCAGGCATACGATGAAACTGATGAAACTCGTTCAAGATTGGATATTTGCAATACTTGTGATGAGTATAATAAAACAACTAGAACATGCGCTCAATGCAGCTGTTTTATGCCGTTAAAAGTTTTAGTGCCTTTCGTAAAATGCCCACTAGGTAAGTGGGAAATGATGGGCGATGATAAACGACCTCTCTACGAGAAATGAAATAAACCCTCTTCGGAGGGTTTTTTGTTGCAACCAGCACTCTCGTAGATTATAAATAAAAGATAAAGCTGGAGACTTCTAATGGCAACAATTTCGAATTTAGTGATCGACCAAGGAACTACCTTTAGTAGCATCATTTCGCTCACAAATCAAGACGGAACACCAATGGATTTGACTGATTTTACAGTAAGATCCCAGTTTCGTAAATCATATCAATCGTCTTCCGCAGTAAATTTTCAAGCATCTATATACGATGCAGCAGCTGGGCAGGTGCAATTAAAACTTGATCCTAGCGACACCACTGATATCCAGGCAGGTAGATACTTGTACGATATTGAGTTGACTTCACCAGCACCCGACTCTAGTAAGATTCGTGCGTTGGAAGGTCTTGTTATCCTAACGCCAGAAATTACAAAGACTTAACATGGCAGATATAACAGCAACAGTATTATCGAACCCAAATATTAATGCATCAATTGATGTTCCGTCGATCCCAGTAGTACCAGCAGTTGGTATTCGTGGGCAACGAGGACCACAGGGTATTCCAGGTGGGCAGGTTCCGCTGGGAAATCTAGACGATGTTGATGCATCGGGTAAAGAAAATGGTTCGGTATTAGTATACAAATCAAACACAAGTAGATGGACTGCCACCAGAAATCTGGATCTCCAGATTATGGAAGGTGGAGAATTTTAACGGAGAAGAATAAAAATGGCATCAATCATCCGAATTAAACGCAGCTCGGTATCAGGAAATCCAGGAACACTGGGTGCTGGTGAGTTAGCGTATTCAGCATTAGCAGACAATGGCTCAAATGGAGGCGATCGTCTATACATTGGTATGGGCACGGAAACTGCTGGTAATGCTGCGAACCACATTGTTATCGGTGGTAAATATTTTACCGATTTGCTTGGAGCAACTCCTGGCACATTAACAGCAAGCAATGCTATTATTGTTGATGCTGATAAAAAGATTAATGAATTGTATGTTAGCAATTTAAAACTAACTGGCAATACATTATCATCAACAGATACTGATGGTAACATTCTTCTAACACCTAATGGTGATGGTTATGTTAAGATTAGTGGAACAAATGCGTTAGTAATTCCAAAAGGAACTTCTTTACAGCAAGCACCTGCAGTTTCTGGTGCGATCCGTTTCAATACAGACTTAACTTCTTTTGAAGGTTATGATGGCACTCACTGGGCATCACTCGGTGGTGTTAGATCTCCTGATACCAATACCTATGTAACTGCATTAGACACTGGTAACATTAATTTTTATTCATCATCAACCAATGTAGTTTCTGTTACTACTGATGGTCTTGAGATTAAGACAACTACTGCAACTACTTCTGATGGTACAACTGGTGCATTAAAAGTTGCTGGTGGTGCAGCGATTCAAGGTAACTTGTATGTTGGTGGTAACCTTTACGGTATTACCGATGTTAGTTCTGATGCTTATCTTGCTGCTAACGGAAATCCAACTGGTACTGGTACAACTGGTTACAGCTTTAAAGACGATACTGGTTATGATACTGGTATGTTCAGTCTTTCAGACGGCATCCTATCTCTTTACAGCAACAATGTAGAAATTCTACATTTAAATGGAACTGGAACTGCTACATTAAACACTGACACTTTATTGTTTGGTGGATTAGGTTCATCAAACGAAGGTACTGCTGCTCAACTAGCATGGAATGGTGGCGATGATGCTATCAAATTCTGGACATGGAACAGCGGTCAAGAAGCAATCTCTCCAGTAACAGATGGTAATTACTTACTATTACAAACTAAAAATACTTCTGCCGATGCGACTGCTGGTCGTTCATCTTTAAGATGGCATGACTATGATGTTTCTGCATATAGCCAAGTTGACGCACAGCATGATGGTGTTTGGATTAAAAACGCTGCATGGAATGGTTCTAGTCTTGCTCAATACTGGCACTTTGCTTTAGATGGTACTCTAACATTACCAAACTCAGCAAATCCTGGATCACAGTATACTTCTTATTCTAAGATTTCTGCTGCAAACAATAATGTCTTTATCTTTAGTCCAAATACTAACACTGATAATGCTTCGCTACAGTTTGGTAACTGGGATAACCAAAGTGCAATTAACCTTTGGAACACTGGTAACGCTGGTTTAACTCTTGGTAACTACGATGGTGGTGATTCATATATCGACATTGGCGGTAACAGTGGTGGATATTACGATGGTGCTGATAATATTGCTCTTTTTGCAAAACGAGATGGTAAAGTTATTCTGCGCACTAACAATAATGATATTGTTCAACAGAATGATTATGGTACTATCACTTTCAGAAATTCTGATGGTCACTTAGTAATTCCAGGTGTTGTTGAAACCAATGATACTACTGGTGATGTTATCCTTGCTTCTTCTAATGGTACTGAGAAAAATTTAGTATTCAAAGGTGATGGATATTTAACATTACCAAATAAAGGTCTTCAGTTCTACGATAGTAATAATATCAGTGGTACAGAAATTGGTTTAATCGAATGGCAAACCAACGATTTATTAATCGACAGCTATAATGGCGATGTTAGAATTTCTGCCCAAGATACTTACGAATGGCAATTCAAATCTAACAGCGGTACTCCATATCTACAATTACCAAATGGTGCACATCTTCTTGACACTGGTAACAATTCTATATTGTTTGGTTTTGGTGTTCAAGAAACTGGTTCTTCACAACGAATTGCAATCGGTTATCAAGATGGCACTCAAACAGGACAAAGCTGGGATGGTATCGCTATCGGTTCTCGTGCTGGTACAACTAGCCAAGGTAACAATGCGATTGCCATGGGTAATCGTGCTGGTAATTCTGGTCAAGGTTCTGATGCTATCGCTATCGGTTCTTCACCAAACTCTTCAGTTGGTGGTGCAGGTTATCTAAACCAAGGTAGCTACGCAGTTGCTATCGGTGCTCAGGCTGGTGAATCAAATCAACAGAGTAGCGCAGTTGCTATTGGTGCTGGATCTGGTAATACTTCACAAGGTACTAATGCAGTTGCGATCGGTGTTAATGCTGGTAATACTAGTCAACAACAAAATGCAGTTGCCATTGGTAATAATGCTGGTTACTTAAATCAACAATTAACTGCTATCGCCATCGGTGAAGATGCTGGTAATACTAACCAAAATTTCTCCGCTATCGCCATCGGTCGCTGGGCTGGTGATCAATACCAAGGACAAAAAGCAGTTGCAATCGGTCGTTTAGCTGGTCGTTTGAATCAAAGTGGTTATGCGATCGCAATCGGTCACCATACTGCGAATGGTTTAACATCTGGTCAAGGTGTTAATGCTATTGCTATCGGTGCTCATGCTGCTGAATATAGCCAACATGATAATTCGATTGTTCTTCAAGCAACTGCTACTGCCGATGGTACTGGTATTAATCCAGATCAGGCTGGTTTATTCATCGATCCGATTCGTCAAGTAAATTCTGGCGCTTCGTATCTAACATACAATGAAAGTACTAAAGAAGTTACATTTAACTCAACTAATATTGAGATTTATGGAAGCACTATTGTTTCAACTGATGTTGGTACTGACGCAGATGTTGTATTGGAACCAATCGGTGCTGGTCATGTTTCTGTTTCTAATGCGCAGATTAAACATGTTGCAGAACCAACTGACGACAATGATGCAGCAACCAAATACTATGTTGATGCTGCTCGTTCTGGTTTAGATGTTAAAGCATCTGTTCGTTTAGCAACTACTGAAAACATCACTCTTTCTGGCGAACAACTTATCGATACAGTAATGGCTGTTACTGGCGATCGTGTTCTTGTTAAAGATCAAGATTTAGCCAAAAATAACGGTATCTATGTTGTTGCTAGTGGTGCTTGGACTCGTGCTACTGACTTCGACAATCTCGCTAATGATTTAACAACTCCGCTCGCTGGAGAAGTTACTGGTGGTGCGTTTACTTTCGTTGAAGATGGTGATGTAAACCTTAACACTGGTTTCGTTCTTACTAACAAAGGCGAACCAGTACTAGGAACTGATGCTCTTAACTGGACATTGTTCTCTACATCTGGTACACTAATTGCTGGTGATGGTTTATCTAAGTCTGGTTATACTCTTGCAGTTAATGTTGATGCCAATGGTGGTATTGAAATTAACAGCGACAGCCTAAGATTAAAATCTTCACTTGCTGGTGATGGTTTAACTTATGATTCTGGTACATTAACTGTTGGTGGAACTGCTGATCGTATTACTGTTAATACTCATACTGTTGATATTGCATCAACTTATGCTGGTCAATCATCTATCACAACTCTTGGTACTATTACTACTGGTGTTTGGCAAGGTACTGCGATTGCAGATACCTATGTTGCTAATGACCTAACTATCTCTGGTGGTACTGTTGATGATACACCAATCGGTTCTACTACTCGTAGTTCTGGTAAGTTTACAACTCTTGCTGCTAACAATCTAGTAACATTTACTGATGCTACTGAAGCATCAGCTCTTGGAACTGCTTCGGTTGTTTTATCAGGTGGTTTGTCAGTTGCCAAGAAAGTATATGTTGGTTCTAATTTAGTTGGTGCTGGCGCAGATACAAGCAATCTAGATGGATTCAATATTGATGGTGGAACATACTAAGGATTAAATAATGACTGCACCAAATATTACATTTAGTGGTGGTACGACAATAAGCGGTGGAGTGATAGTTCATGCTGCTCCACGCTTATTACATTTCCAAAAAGAACAAGTAGTTGATTGGATTGATCCTAGTATTTTAACTGCTAGTGGATTTATCCAACCTGATGGTTATGGAGAACCAGTTGTTTTATTACAGTTAAATTCAGAACAATTAGATTTTATTAATAGTCTTTCAGGTCCACCAACAAGTTATGTTTCGTTTGATGGTAACTGGGGTGTTGGTAGTACTGATCATTCTCCAAATACAGCGTTTGTTCTGCTACCAACAGGAAACTGGGAATATTCAGTATTAATTCCTCTTGGCACTGGAACATTTAATGGGTACAGCGTGTATCCTGGAACTTGGAATTGGCCAGCAACTGCATTAACATTAGTCGATTGGGGTTAAAATGACACAAGAAGAAATTAAAGCAAAAATGCAAGAGCATGTTGCAGCCAGTCAAGAGAAAATTCAACAAGCCAAAGAATTTGTTGCCCAATTAAAAAGTGAGAACAAATAATGACTATTAAGATTAGTGGATTTCAAGTAGGTGCACCATCTGGGATTCCTCAGTACGGAACTGCACCAACATATTTTGCAGTCACTGATGGTACTAATGATGGTGGAGCAGGTTTACCTTCATTAACTTGGTCTGCTCCTGCGTATTCAACTTCTATTGCTTTTGTAACCTCAAATACTAGTGCTGGTTCAACTGATGGATATATCAATGGTTGGACAGGACAAGAAGTTGCGCAAAACAATGGCGCAAATTGGTGGGAATATATTTGGGCATCTACAATTGAAAATCCATCGGCAGTTACAAATGCAACTTCTACCATAAACAATAATCTGAACGGTAGATCAGTATCAGTTATTCATGTATTAAATGGAATTGGTATAGTTCCTCCTGTTGTAGTTGGTTCATATCATTCATTCGGCACTGATTATAGTTCCATATCATCTCTTTCTAGTTACAATTTAAACAATACTGAGTTTGGTGTTTTATGTATGGGTGTTGAAGGACATGACTACTCTAATGGAAATATCGTTTCAGTCACTTCATCTTCTGGTTTAACATGGACTAAAAAATCTTCTAAGTCATATTACAACGATGCAGGAAATGGTGGAGCTGGTCGCTTTCAAACTTGCGAGGTTTGGTATGCTAAGAATGATACTGGTAGCGATGTCATTAATGATACTATCAGTATACAATATACAGGAAATTTTGACGATCAAACAAATGTAATCATCAATTTTGGCGGTGTTGACTTTACTAATATTTGGGCAGCATAAAGAGAGAAAACAATGACAATTAAATTCGGTCCAGGAACACTAATCGCAGGTTTCCAACATCCAGGTGGCGGAGGTGGTGGTAGTAGTGGTCTAACTGCTCCAACAACTGTAGCAACTGATCCATTTGGCGGATCTGGTCCAAGCTGGTCATTCGATGGAGTCAATAATGGAGCATCTGCATTAGTTGATAATAATGGCATGGCAGTTCCTAATGGTTCTCCTTGGTGCGTTGAAGGATTCTTCTATCAAACTGACAGTAATCCATTCCCAAGATTATTCTCTATTGGATCATATCCAGCAACTAAGATTGCTATTAGTATCGAAGGTAGCACAATGTATTGGTGGATGAATAATGGTGTTGCTGGAACATTCAGCAAACCAACAACAAATCAATGGCATCACTTTGCGTTTGCGTCTGATGGCACTTCAACAAATATGTTTGTTGATGGTGTTCAATTTAATTCGTTCGCTGGAACTATCGTAGATGTTAGCGGTGGCACTCTTGTTATTGGTGAAGAAACTACAGCTGGTGGAACACAAACTGCTTTCGGTGGATACATTAACTCGTTCCGTTGGACAGTTGGTAATCAAATTTACACTGGCAACTTTACAGTTCCATCTGCAGCACTAGGATGGACTGGCTCAGCTGGAACAAACATCAATGAAGTTACTAGCGGTCAAGTAAAACTCATCTATTAATAATGCTAAATAGTGGAGGGAATTCCCTCCGCTCTCAGTATATACTGAGTATTTGTTCTACATAGAATAGGTTATAATGAGTAACATAGTAAAACTCAAGCGATCAGCAGTCGCATCTAAAATACCATCTACATCTGACTTACAGCTTGGTGAGTTAGCATTAAACACATATGATGGTAACCTATTCTTCAAAAAAACTACTGGTGCTGATTCTTCTATCGTTTCGGTAGCAACTCTAAACGGCACTCAAACCCTTACAAATAAAACTTTAAACTCAGTAGTAATTACTGGGTCAATCACTGCTGGCGGATCAACAGGTGGACATGGACAAGTTTTAACAGCCAATGGTTCAGGTGGTGTTTCTTGGTCATCTACTGGTTCAACCCTGTCATCACTTTCAGATGTTGCAATATCAAACCCACAAACAGCTGATGTTTTAGAGTGGAATGGCTCGCAATGGGTAAATGGTCAAGTTGGCGTTACTATTCAATCAGCAGTATTTGCTGCTGGCGCATCTACGGATCTTGGATTAGTTACTGATCTTTATGTTACTCACTCTGAAGATTTGGGATTAATTTCTGACAGCCCTCCTGCTTTATACTATGACCTAAGTATTCTTCAAGTTCAGGGTGTTGTTGCTCTATCAAATTTAGATTCGTCTGTAAGAACAGACTATATCAGTTACTCAATTATTTTTGGATTCTAAGGATTATATAAAATGGCAAGAAGATTAGTTGAAAAGTATATTTTTACCCCAGGAACTGCGGGAAATGGTACACTTAAGATCCCTGGAAAAATCAGTTTAACGCAGTTATTGATTGTTCAAAACAAAACACATCAAACTAGCATGTATACTCTTGGCGATCCAACCAAGAATGGAACAATTTCCTACGACGCAACTGACACAACATTCAAACCAATTCAAGTTAATGGTCCAACTCAAACTTCAGACCAAATTGGTGTAACAACTGTAACATTTTTATCAGATACTTCAATATATTCTTCGTCTGATACTGTTGCTGTTTATGCTGATGCGCCAGACAATATTGGTAATGTGGTTAGACCTTATGCTTTTGGTGTTGATGCTATTGAACGCATGCGTGTTGGTGAACCGCAGTCATTAATTGATGCTGACTTTGAATATGGATTGCAACCAACTAAATGGTTGTCATATTCAGATATTTTAAATATTCCTGGGATTTATGAAAAACCAGGACTAGATTTATTTGTTACTTCAGTAACAACTGATGGAGCATCTCCTTCTTTAATTACTGTTACAACATCAGCACCGCATAATGTGACTACTGGTCAACCAGTAATTGTTTATGGTTTAGGCAATACTCCAAATTATCCTCGTGCTGAAGGTTCATTTGTTGTTGCAAGTACACCACTAACAACTCAATTTACTTACTATGCTAAAGGTGTTGTTGGAACTTCATCCTTATCTTTATTTACTGGTAGCACATATTGCCGTAGGGGTGGATTTTATACTGGTGCCTCAATTCCAGTTTATTCTGTAACATCAAATGCTGGTAGTCCCTCTACTATAACAGTAACAACTTCTGCTGCTCATGGATTTACTCCAGGAACCCCAATTGTTACTATTGCAACTTCAAATGGAACAAATCACAATTTAGTTACTGGTGACTTTTATGCTGAAACAGTTCCGTCTCCAACTACTTTTACTTTTACTGCTCGAACTGGTGGTGCAGTTTCAAATTCTGGATTAACTGCTTCTGTCTATACTCGTTCTGATTCGTTCGTTGCTCATAGACCATTTGACGGAGGTGTTCAATTAGGAACGAATACTCCTGCATACGGTGCATCAGTATTAAGACAAACTAAAAAATACATGCGATACCAATCAGGTAAAGGTATTCTTTGGACATCTGGTGTATTGTTTAATCCAATTTCAAACATGGATCAAATTAGTGCAAGCGGAACTTCTGCAGGATCAACAATTACAGTAACAACTGAGTATGAACATGGTCTTCAAGCAGGAGCAACAGTTATCCTATCTGGTATTGTTACTTCAGGATATAATGGAACATATGGTGTGGTAGCAGTTATCAGCGAAGTTTCATTTACTGTAACTGCAGCTTCTACTCTCGGTTCTGCGTCTGCTGTTCTTACTGATCTTCCTCGTGTTACTCTTGCTCACTGGCATGGCGCTGCAGTTAGAGTTGGTCCATTCGATGACCAAAACGGATTGTTCTGGGAATATGATGGATCTCAACTATGGGCTGTTCGTCGCTCAGGAACATATCAATTGTCAGGATTTATTACAGTAAATTCTGGTTCACAGGCTGTAACTGGTGCTTCAACTCGTTTTACTCAACAGTTAAAATCTGGAGATAACATTGTTATTAAAGGGCAAACATATAAAGTAAACTCAATTACTAATGATACCACAATGACAATTAACCCAGAGTTTCGTGGTTCTGTAAACGCTTCTTCTATTAAAATTGCAAAAGTATTAGAGGAAAGATATCCACAATCTCAGTTTAATGTGGATAAATTAGATGGTTCTGGTTTATCTGGATATAACATTAATCTGAACAAAATGCAGATGATGGGTATTTCTTTCTCTTGGTATGGTGCTGGTTTTATTGACTTTATGTGCCGTGGTCCAGATGGTAACATGGTTCTCGCTCATCGTATGCCACAAAACAATAAAAACGATGCTGCTTACATGCGTTCTGGTAACATGGTTGTTCGTTACCAAGCAATTAATGATGTAGTTGCAGATCGTTTAGTTCAGTCAGCATCTAACTCAGATACGACATTATATTTACATGATGTTTCAAGATTCCCAGAAACTGGTGGTACAGTTATTTGCGAAGGTGAATTAATAAACTTTACTGGAACAGATTTAACTAGCAACTCGCTAACAGGTTGCACTCGTGGTGCATCATATTCTTTCTTCGCCAGTGGACAAAACAGAACATTTACTGGTTCATCTGCAGCAGTTCACTCTGTCGGTAATGGATTTAATGCTGTTCGTTTGGTAAGCGTAACTGCTTCCCCTGTTATTACTCACTGGGGTTCTTCATATATTATGGATGGTAAGTTTGATGCTGACCGTGGATACTACTTTAACTTTGCTTCAACAAATAATCAAGTTACTGCCAACCAAACATATACTGCATTCTTTTTAAGATTGGCTCCTTCAGTTTCCGACTCTATTACTGGTGACTCTGGAGTTCGTGAGTTAATTAATAAATCTCAAATGTTGTTACAACAGTTACAGATTCAATCTGATAAATCTGTTCAGGTGTATGGAATTTTGAATCCAGGAAATATTGATGCCAAAGATTTAACATGGAGTTCTGTTAATACAGCATCGTTGGGTTCGCAACCTTCCTTCGCTCAAATTTCAACAAGCAACGCAACAGCTGCGCTTCCAGGCGAACAAATCTTTTCAACATTGGGTCAACCAGGAGGCTTCGCTTCTATTGACTTATCACAGTTGAAAGAACTAGGAAATTCTCCAATTGGTGGATATAGTAATTTCCCTGATGGTCCTGATGTGTTAGCAGTAGTTATTTCAAATTTAAGTCCTGATACTGCCAATGTGAATTTAAACTTATTTTGGTCAGAAGCGCAGGCATAAATATATAAAATTAGAGGAAAAAAATGTCCACACAAGTACAATTTAGAAGAGGAACTGCTACTCAAAACGATTCGTTCACTGGAGCGTTGGGAGAGATCACAGTTGATACCGATAATAAAAACCTTAGAGTTCACGATGGTGTAACTCCAGGTGGTAATGCGGTTCCAACTCTTACTGGTTCGCAAACTTTTCAAAATAAAACATTTGGTTCTGGTTCTACTTGGAACGGAAATAATATTCCTCTCGGATATGGTGGTACCAATTCTTCATTAACTGCGACAGCTGGTGCCATTGCTTATTCTAATAGTACTGGTATTGCTTTAACTTCAGCTGGTTCATCTGGACAGGTTCTATCTTCAGCTGGTAGTGGAACACCAATTTGGTTATCTCAATCATCATTAACAGTTGGTACTGCAACTACTGCGGTAACAGCAAGTAACATTGCTTCTGGATCTGCTGGTCAGTTGTTATATCAAATTGACGCTAATAGTACAGGATTTATTACTGCTGGTACTACTGGTTATGTGTTACAATCTGCTGGAGCAGGAGTTGCTCCAACATGGGTTACTTCTGATATTACTATCGGTAGTACTGCCGTTACTGTTGGTACAACTGCCTCTGCGATTAATGGTTTAACTGCAATTGATTCTACAATTGGCGCAACAAATTTCTTTAAATCTCCAACAACTCCAACATTATTTGGTTCTGGAACTTCTATCACTATTGGTAATAATACCTCTGGTGCTATTTCTTCCAGCACAACTTTTGCATACCCAACTGGGGTATCGACAACTTCTGCGTCAACATATAGTAATGTTTCTCAAAAATCTAGTTCAGGTTATGGATCTAGTGCCAAATTTAATGTAGTTAAAACTGGTTCGGGTGCATACTATGCAGCGAATTTTGTTGGTGGTAATGCTACAGTTGGAACTATTACTGCTGTTAGTGGATCTGGTCCATGGACAGCAACTTTAACAGGATTAACATCTACTGCTGGATTTGTTGTTGGTGCACCAATTACTGCTACCCATAGTGTTGGTTATTTGTATGGCGGATCACCATCATCTTGTGTTGTTACTTCAATCGTAGATGCAAATACTATCACATATACTGTTACTGGTGGAACAACTCCTGTTGCTGGAACTGTAACTGCAGTTACTCAAACTGGCAATACTACTGTTACATACAGTAGCGGTAATGTTGGATCTGGATATATTGTTGGAGATACTGTAACATTATCGGGTTCTTCTTTGGGTGGATCTGATGGAACAAATGATTTAACATTTACTTTGGCTACAGCGATCACTCCGCTTTATGGAACAATCAATTTAAATGCTGGTGTAGTAACAACTCCAAACACTACATTTACTTTTGCAAATACAAACGCTACTACTGTCAATGCTTTCGGTGCAGCCACTACAATTTCTATTGGTGCTTCTACTGGAACATTAACAATCAATAATGCCAATACAGTTATTACAGGAAATTTAACTGTAAATGGAACAACTACTACTGTTCACTCAACTACTGTTACAGTTGATGATAAAAATATTGAACTTGGTAAAGTTGCCACTCCTACAAATACAACTGCAGATGGTGGTGGTATTACTCTTAAAGGTGATACAGATAAAACTATTATCTGGGACAATGCAAATTCTAATTGGACTTCAAGCGAACATTGGAATATCGCTTCTACAAAAACTTTTAAAATTAATAACACTAAAGTTCTTGAAGCAACAAAATTATTTGCTGATGGACAAACATCAATCACTATCGGTGATTCAGCAACAGCTGTAGCATTAGGTGCTACAGGTTCTGCTACATTAACTGTAAATCCAGGAACTGTTGTTGGTTATAATACTACTCAGAATTTGTTTAATACAACTGCCACTACTATTAATCTTGGTGGTGCAGCTACTACAACTAATATCGGTTCTACTTCTAGCGGAACTACCACTATTGGTTATGATGCTGAAATTAAACACAATTTAACAGTTGATGGTGATGTGCAGATTAAAGGTGGAGATTTAACAGTTGATTCTGGGTCTACTACATTTAATATTGTAAATACCAATGCTACTACTGTTAATGCTTTTGGTGCTGCAACTACTATTGCTATCGGTGCTTCTACTGGAACATTAACTGTTAATAATGCACAAACAGTATTTAATAGCGTTAAGTCTATCCAAGTTCCAGTAGGTACAACTTCTCAGCGACCAACTGCTGCTACTGGTCAAATGCGTTATAATACTGACCTTCATACTTTCGAAGGTTATGCAGATTCAGCTTGGGGTTCTTTAGGTGGTGTTAAATCTGTTGATGGTTTAACATATATTATTCCTGAAACATCTCCAGGTGCTTCTAATGATGAACTAGAATTTTATGCTGCTGATGCTACAAATACAGCATCAACTAAAATTGGTGGTTGGAATTATTCTCGTTTGTTAGAAAGAACTGGAACTATTGTTGGTTCTAACACGACTCAAAACCTATTTAATACAGTAGCAACTACTCTTAATATTGGTGGTGCAGCTACTACAGTTTCGTTGGGTGCTGCTTCTGGAACTGTAACAATTAATAATGCAACAGAATCTACTACTACCAATAATGGTGGTTTAGTTCTTGCTGGTGGTCTTGGTGTTGCTAAAAATATCCAAGCTGCTGGTTCATTATATGTTGGTTCTGGTGCTTATGCATTGGGTTTAACTGCTCCAATTATTGTTGCTAAAAATTCTGGTTCTGCTTATACTCAAATCGGTTTATTAAACTCAACTAATACTGGCTCTGCCGACTATGTTGCTTATGGTGACAATGGCGACGACACTGGTGGTTGGGCTGACATGGGTATGACTGGTTCTAACTTCAGCGATAGTAACTATACTATTACTGGTAAGAACGATGGTTATTTCTTTGTTCTATCTAAAACTGGAACTGGATTAGCAGGAAATATGGTTCTTGCCACTGGTGGCGCAGGAACTACAAACGATATTTTATTTGCAACTGGTGGTTTCTTAAGCGCAAATGAAAAGATGCGTTTTATCCACAGCACTGGTCAGTTCTATATTAAAACAACTGGCGATTCATCAAGCACTTCTACTGGTGCTCTCCGTGTTGATGGTGGTGCTGGTATTGCCAAGAAACTTTATGTTGGTGATAATGCTAGCATTGCTGGAACATTGGCAGTTACTGGCGATCAAACTAATACAGGAAACTTAGCTGTTAATGGTGGTAGTATTACTACTTCTGCAGGTACTGCTAACATTGTTAATACAAATTCAACAATAGTTAATATTGGTGGCGCTGCTACTGCAGTTTCTATCGGTGCTTCAACTGGTACAACTACAATCAATAACAATGCTGTTGTTACTGGAAACTTAACAGTTAATGGTACAACAATCACAGCTAACTCTGCAAATACTTCTTATGCAGACTCAATCTTAGAACTACATTATACAAATGGTGGTACATTAACATCTGATGATGGTAAAGACATCGGTCTTCGTTTCCACTACTATAAAACTTCAGACAAAAATGCTGCATTGTTGTTGGGTAATGACTCTCAACAAATAGAGTTTTATGTAGATGGTACTGAAACAGGTGGTGTGTTCTCTGGAACATACGGTAAGTTTAAAGGTGCTGGGTTCACATTTGCTGGATCTTCTTCTGGTACTACTTTAGTTCAACCAGCTGCAGCTGCTTCTGGAACATTAACACTACCAGCAGCAACTGATACTTTAGTTGGTCGTGATACAACAGATACTCTTACTAATAAGACTCTGACTACTCCAAAGATTGCTACAATTTTAACCAACTCTGGTTCTAATACTGTAACACTACCTTTGGCAACTGATACTTTAGTTGGTAAAGCAACTACTGATACTCTTACTAATAAAACTTTTGATACTGCTGGTTCTGGTAATGTGTTCAAAATTAACGGAACACAATTAACCGATAAAACTGGTTCTGGTAAAGTTGTTCTTGATACTTCACCAACTATTACTACTCCAACTATTACCACTAGTGCTACATTTAGTGGTTCTACTTCAGGTTCTATTGCTGTTCAAGCAACTGCGATTGCTGGATCAAATACATTAACACTACCAGCTGCAACTGATACTTTAGTTGGTAAAGCAACTACTGATACTCTTACTAATAAGACTATCAACTTAGCAAACAATACATTAACTACTACCTCTGCTCAGCTTGCTGCAGCTCTTACAGATGAAACTGGTTCTGGATCAGTAGTTTTCTCCAATAGTCCTACTCTCGTAACTCCAACTCTTGGTGCTGCAACTGCAACATCTATCAATGGATTAACGATTAGTTCAAGCACTGGCACTTTAACAATTGCCAATGGTAAAACAGCGACTGTTTCTAATACACTAACATTTACTGGAACTGATTCTTCTTCAGTTGCCTTTGGTGCTGGTGGAACAGTAGCTTATCAATCTGATACTAATTACATTGGTACTACTGCAGTAACATTAAGTCGTGCTTCTGCTAACTTGGCATTAACTGGTATTACTAGTGTAACATTCCCAGGATCTACTTCTGGTTCTGTTCAGTTAATTCCTGCTGCAACTGCTGGTACTGGCACTGTTCTTACTATGCCAGCTACAACTGGTACTATCGTTACTACTGGTGATAGTGCAACTGTTACTAATACTATGTTGGCTGGTTCTATTGCCAATTCAAAACTATCTAACTCTACTATTTCTGGTGTTTCGTTAGGTAGTAACTTAAATGCATTAACAATTGGTACTGGTTTATCTGGAACTTCATATAATGGCTCTAGCGCAGTTACTATTGCTCTTGCCAATACTGCTGTTACTGCTGGTTCTTATACATACGCAAGTATTACTGTTGATGCACAAGGTCGATTGACTGCTGCTTCTTCTGGAACCACACCTCATACTGGTACAACTGGTGATTACCAATTTAACTCTATCGGTGTTGGTACTGCAGCATCTACTACTGCTGGTGAGATCCGTGCGATTGCAACAATCACTTCTTACTACTCAGACGAAAGACTTAAAACTCGTTCTGGTAATATTGAGAATGCTCTTGAGAAAGTTCTTTCTCTCGATGGTTTTCACTATACTGCAAACGAAACTGCTCAGGCATTGGGATATGATGGAACTAAAGAAGAAGTCGGTTTATCTGCTCAGCAGGTTCAGGCAGTTCTTCCGCAAGTTGTTGTTCCAGCCCCAATTGATGAACAATATTTAACTATCCACTACGAGCGTTTAGTTCCATTGTTGGTTGAAGCAATTAAAGAACAGCAAAAACAAATCGAAGAATTAAAAGCAAAGTTAGGAATGTAACATGGCGATCCCAACAACAAGAACAGATTTTAAAAATTATTGTCTACGCAATCTTGGTGCACCAGTACTTGAGATAAATGTGGATGATGATCAAGTCGAAGATCGTATTGATGAATCCTTAGATATTTTTAGATTATATCACTACGATGGTATTGAAAAATTCTATTTGAAACATCAGGTTACAGCTTCTCAATTAAAAATTGTAGGAACAAATGCTACTGACTTTACATATGGTATGGTAGTTCAAGGGCAAACTTCTGGTGTAATGGCTAGATGTTATCCTTCTACAAACCCTAGCGTTATACAATTAGCTGGTTTGATGAAAGTACCTTCATTGGCTGTAAATCCAGTTGGTCCACCAGAGTTTATTAAAGGGGAAACTCTTGTAATGTTTGGTGGTGCATCTGGTCCAACAGCAGTAGTTTCTTCTGATGACGATTACTTTACTGCTGGAGATATTGATAACGGATGGATTCCGATTGCTGATGCTGTATATGGTGTTTCTCGTGTATTAAATTTATACCAAGGAACATCTTCTTCAAAATCTATTTTTGACTTACAGTATCAATTAAGATTAAATGATTTGTATGACTTGTCAAGCACTTCGTTAATTTACTACTCAACTGTTATGCAACATTTGGCGACACTAGATTTAGTGTTGAATGGTAAACCTATCTATCGTTTCAATCGTTTAGAAAATAGATTGTATATCGATATGGATTGGAAAACTGCAAACAAAGTTGAGGTTGGTAACTATATTGTTATTGAAGCATATCGTGCTTTAGATCCAAATGAGTTTAATCGTGTTTGGAATGAACCATGGTTAAAAAGATATACTACCGCACTGATTAAAAGGCAGTGGGGAACAAACCTTAAAAAGTTTAGCGGATTACAACTTCCTGGAGGTGTAACATTAGATGGCGATAAATTATATGCTGAAGCCATCGGTGAAATAAAAGAGTTGGAAGATGAAATCCAAAACAAAGCAGCACCACTAGACTTTTTCTTAGGATAAATTGTGGCAAGAAATGTTTACTTTTCTCAAGGTACTGGCAACGAGCAATACCTACTGGAAGATATTATTATAGAGTCCTTACAGATTTATGGACAGGACTTCTATTACATTCCAAGAATTCTCGTAGCAAAAGATAATATCTTGGGTGAAGATCGTTTGTCTGAATTTAAACAGGCATTCGGTATTGAAATGTATCTCGAGTCTGTAGATGGATTCGAGGGACAAGGCGCATTCATTAATAAATTTGGTTTGATGATGGAACAGTCTGCAACCCTTACTGTTGCTCGTCGTAGATGGGATCAGTTGGTTGGTAGATTCGGAGCAGCTCAACTTCCAAATAGACCTTGTGAGGGAGATTTATTATATTTTCCTTTAACAAAAGGTTTATTTGAAATTAAGTTTGTTCAACACCAAGATCCATTTTATCAACTTGGTAAACTATATGTTTACAAACTTCAAGTTGAACTTTTCCAATATGCTTCCGAGCATATCGATACTGGATTCAAAGATATCGATGTTTTCGAAACTCTTAAATCTTACGATACTGATTACGCAAGAAATGCAACTGGTGCAGTTACCCATGTATTCTTAACTTATGGTGGTTCTGGATATACTTCAGTTCCTGAAGTTATATTGAGTGGTGGTAATGGAACTGCTGCATGGAAGCCAGCTAAAGTTGTCGCTACAATTTCTGGTGGTGCAGTTACTAAATTGACTATTACTGATGTTGGAACTGGATACGATACCGCACCAACATTACAAATTGCTGCGCCAGATGTTGGTGATCAAGCAACTGGTTATTGCACAATTGAACCAGATCCAGATTTACCAAACTCTTATGGTGATAATGTTAAGTTTAAATCAGAAGCAACAGATTTGGTATTCAATGTTAATAATCCGTTCGGGGATATTCAATAATGCTTAATGTACCTCCATTTTATCACGGATTAACTCGTAAAGTTATTGTTGCTTTCGGTTCGATGTTCAGTAATCTTAAAATTCAAAGAGAAAAAACTGACGGAACTATTGGGCAAGAAATTGTTATTCCACTAACATATGCACCAAAAGAAAAATGGCTAGTTCGTGTTGAACAAGATCCATCATTAGAAAAACATACCTATACTACAATGCCAAGAATGTCTTTTGAGATTACTGGTATGTCGTATGACGCTTCTCGCAAAACAAATCGTATGGCTCAGATTTCTTGTTATGATAATAGCAACCCTTCTGCGCCAACAATGAAAACTCAATATTCACCAGTGCCATACAATATTGATGTTTCATTGTATATTCTTACTAAGACTCAAGAAGATGCTTTGCAGATTGTTGAGCAAATATTACCATTCTTTACACCAGAGTTTACTTTAGTTATCAAAGCCATTCCAAGAATGAGTGTTGATCTTGATATTCCTATTATTATGAATAATGTTAGTATCGAAGATAACTTTGATGGTGAGTTTCAAGAAAGACGCATGGTAATTTATACAATTACTTTTACTCTTAAAATGAATTTCTTTGGTCCAATTTCCGCTGGTGGTCCAATCAATACAGTTTATGTCAATGCAACTGGTACTGATTTTGGTACCAAGTATAATGCAGTTGGCGACTTTAGTAATGGTGATATTACACAATCTTGGCAAGACGCACTGTAAAACATGGCACAAATATATAATGCAAATCCAAACTTAAAAGCGATCGGTGTTCCTGTTCAGTTTACTCAAGAACAGATACAGGAGATTGTTAAGTGTAGGACTGACTATATTTACTTTATTGAAACTTATTGCCAAATCGTTACTCTCGATCATGGTCTTCAGTTATTTAAATTATACGATTGTCAGAAAAAGAAATTAAAAATTATCCATGAGAATCGTAAAGTTATTCTTATGGAAGGTCGTCAGCAAGGTAAAACAACTTCCTCCGCTGCATATATTCTTTGGTATACATTATTCCAAGAAGCCAAAACAGTAGCGATTCTAGCTAACAAAGCGACTGCTGCTCGAGAGGTTCTTGCTCGTTATCAAACAATGTATGAAGGTTTACCAATATGGCTTCAACAGGGTGTTAAGTCATGGAACAAAGGGGATGTTGAGTTAGAAAATGGATCCAAAGTATTCACTGCTGCTACTTCTACTTCTGGTATTCGTGGTAAATCTGTTAATCTTTTATATGTCGATGAGGCTGCAATCATTCCCAATACTGTTGCTGACCAGTTTTTTACTTCTGTTTATCCTACAATCTCAGCTGGCGAAACGACAAAGATCCTGTTATCCAGTACCCCTCTTGGGTATAATCATTTCTGGAAATTCTGGAACGATGCCGAAAATGGTCGCAATGGTTTCGTAAACTGTTTTATTCCATATTGGGAAATTCCAGGTAGAACAAAAGAGTGGGCTGAAGAACAAAGGGGAATCCTTGGTGACCTTAAATTTAATCAAGAGGTTCTTTGTAAATTCCTTGGTTCTGCCCTTACTCTTATTAATGCTGATGTCATCGGAATGATGTCACCTTCTTATCCGTTATATTCTAAAGATGGATTGGATGTTTACGAAGAACCAGTCTACGAAGAAGATACAAATAAAACCGATCCAGAAACTGGTAAGAAAATTGTTAAACCACCACATTCCTATGTTCTCGTAGCCGATGTGGCTAGTGGTCTTGAGCAGGATTATTCTGCTTTTACTGTGATCGATATTACAACTGCGCCATATAAAATTGTGGCGAAATTTAGAAAAAACGATGTATCTGCCTTACTATATCCAAACTTCATCTATAAGCTGGCTAAAGAATATAATAATGCCTACATTTTAGTAGAGATAAATATAAGTGAGCAGGTTGCTAATATTCTACACCACGAGTTGGAATATGATAATCTTCTTTTTGTTAATAGGAATTCTCAGGGACAAACAGTTTCTGGTGGTTTCGGAGGTGGTCGTGCCCAGTTGGGTGTGGTTACCGACAGAAAGGTGAAAAGAATTGGTTGTATGAATCTGAAGGCTCTTGTCGAGGAACAAAAATTATTGATCCCAGACGCAGACATTATTTCAGAAATTACAACTTTCATAGAATACAGAGGTTCGTATGCTGCTGATGATGGGTACAATGACGACTTAGTAATGACTTTGGTTCTATTTGGGTGGCTGACTACTCAGCCGTATTTTAAAGATTTAAATGATATCAATCTCAGGGATCTGATTTACAGAACTCGTATTAAAGCGATTGAGGATGAATTAACGCCATTTGGGTTTATCACTGATGGGCAAGGTTCGGAAGAGCCAGTGCTTCATAATTTCTAAAAAGTGGAAAAAACTAAATAATATAGTGAATGCTTAGATGGCACAAACAAATAACATGTAAATGTAACAAGGAGAATTACAATGCCTTTTCAACTTAGTCCAGGTGTTGCAGTCGTAGAAAAAGACTTTTCGTCAATCGTTCCAGCAGTTAGTTCTTCTGTTGGTGCATTTGCGGGATCTTTTGCTTGGGGTCCAGTTATGCAACCTATCACAGTTTCTTCGGAAAATGTTTTGGTTCAACAATTCGGAAAACCAAACGATTCCAACTTCCAATCTTTCTTTTCAGCAGCTAACTTCCTGTCATACGCTAACAATCTTTTGTTAGTTCGTACTGATTCAACAAATGGTAAAAATGCTGTCGCAACAAAAACAGGCGGTCTTTCTAGCCTAACAATTAATAACGCAGGTAGTGGTTATACCTCTACTGCTGCTGCACCTCATGTTACCATCAGTGCTCCTGATGAAGATGGTGGTGTTCAGGCTACTGCGCATGTAACTTTATCTGGTGGTTCAATTACTGCGATTGCAGTTGCTTCTGGCGGTACAGGTTACGATTCAGTATCAATTACTATTTCTGCTCCAGGTGGTGATGGTAATACTACTGCTACTGCTCATGCTACTGTTGTTGGCGGTGTAATTACTGGTATCGTTATCGATGAGCCAGGAACTGGTTACAAAGCAACTCCAACTGTTACTATTACTGGTACACATACTGCTCCAGCTTCTGCTGGTACTGTAACTATTGCTGCTTCAACTATTGCTAGCGTTGTTATCGATAATGCTGGTACTGGTTATGCAGAAGCTCCAACTGTTACTGTTGCTGCTCCTCCTTCAGGAGTTACTGCTACTTTAAACAGAGCAATTACAACTGCTGGTGTAAAAATTAAAAACTCTGAAGACTACCTAGCATCATTCGTTAATGGTGGTGGTGTAATTGGCGAGTTCGCTGCAAAATATCCAGGCTCATTAGGTAACTCATTGTTAGTTTCTTATGCTGATGCTGATACTTTTGCTGACTGGGATTACATGTCAAACTTTGATTCAGCTCCAGGAACTTCTGCTTATGCAGCTGGTATTGGCGGATCAAACGATGAATTGCATATCGTTGTTGTTGACTCAATTGGTAAATGGACTGGTGTTCCAGGAACTGTTCTTGAGAAATTTGCTTTTGCTTCTAAAGCATCTGATGCTCGTAAATCAGACGGCACAAACAACTACTACAAGAATGTAATCAATACTTCTTCTGCCTATGTATGGTGGACAGATTTACCACAAGGTATGAATGCTGATTGGGGAACTTCTGCTGAATCAACTGCATTTACTAGCGCATCTGCTCCAGCATACTGGCAGTTGTCTGGTGGTGTTGATGATTATACAATCACTACTGGCCAACAACAATCTGCTTACGACTTGTTCTCAAATGCTGAATTGTATGATATCAGCTTATTGATCGCTGGTAAAGCTGATGCTGAAACTGCTGCAATGATCGCTGACATCGCTCAAACTCGTGCTGACTGCGTTGCTTTCGTTTCTCCACAAGATGTTGATTCTGGTGATCCAATTATTGGTAACACTTCTTCTTCAACTGATAAAGTTATTGCTTTCCGCAATATGATGAATACTATCCACAGCTACGCTGTTATGGATTCTGGTTACAAATATCAGTACGATCGTTACAACGATAGATATCGTTATGTTCCATTGAATGCTGACATCGCTGGTTTGTGCGCTCGTACAGATCAAACTAATGATGCATGGTATTCTCCAGGTGGATACAATCGTGGTACTATCAAGAACATCGTTAAGTTGGCGTTCAACCCAGATCAAACTGCTAGAGATGCTCTCTACAAAGCTGGTGTTAACCCAGTTGTTTCTTTCCCAGGACAAGGAATTGTTCTTTACGGTGACAAGACTCTTCAAGCTAAACCAAGCGCATTTGATCGTATCAATGTCCGTCGCTTGTTTATCGTTCTTGAGAAGGCAATTGCAACTGCTGCTAAATTCCAGTTGTTTGAATTCAATGATGGATTTACTCGTGCTCAGTTCAAGAACTTAGTCGAGCCATTCCTCCGTGATGTTCAAGGTCGTCGTGGTATCGTAGACTTCCGTGTTAAGTGCGATGACACCAATAATACTGGTGCTGTTATCGACGCTAACCAGTTCGTTGCTGATATCTTCATTAAGCCAAATCGCTCTATCAACTTCATTACTCTGAACTTTGTTGCTGCTCGCTCTTCTGCGAACTTTACAGAGATCGGTGGTTAATGCCTAAATAGAGATAAAGGAGATAACAAATGGCAAATATTGCTGATTTTAAAGCCCAACTGATCGGTGGTGGTGCTCGTCCTAATCAATTCCGTGTTGATTTGGCTTTCCCATCATATGTAACTTTAGCTGGCATTGCTGGTTTGCAAGGTCAATTCCTTTGCAAAGCAACATCACTACCTGCATCTACTCTCGAAAACATTGCATTGCAATATCGTGGTCGTCAGGTAAACATCGCTGGCGAAAGAACTTTCGAACAGTGGTCAGTTACAATCTATAATGATACCAACTTCAATATCAGAAATGCTTTTGAAACTTGGTCAAACGGCATTCAGAACAATGGTACTACTTTGGGTCGTGTAAACCCAACTGACTACCAAGTTCAGATGGCTGTTAATCAATTAGATCGTAATGGCGCAACAGTTAAATCGTATCAATTTATCGATGCGTATCCAATTTCGGTTAGTGCAATCGGTTTGGATTATGAAACAACAAATCAAGTCGAAACATTCGATGTGACATTCCAATACAATTACTGGGTTTCTGATACTTCATCTGGTGGTTCTGGTTTTGGTATTAATACCACTATCAATACTCCAATTGGTTCGTTCCCAATTCCAACTTAATTCCTTCGGGACTTAGGTTTTAACTTGAGGTTATATAATGGCTGAATTATTCGGTTTTGAAATAAAACGCAAACAGGAGAAGGAGTTACCTTCAGTGGTAGCTCCTCAACCTGATGATGGTTCAACAGTAACAACTTCCGTCAACGCTGGAGCGTATTACTCTCTAGTTGTTGACATGGAAGGTGTTGTTAAGAACGAAAATGATTTGATCCGTAGGTATCGTGAAGTTTCTCAATATCCAGATTGCGATAGTGCGATTGAAGATATTGTAAATGAATCACTGGTGGTTGAAGAAGACCACGAAGCAGTTAAAATTATTGCTGACGACATTAAAGTTTCTGACAGTATCAAAAAGAAGATACGAGAAGAATATGAAAATGTTTTAAAGCTGTTAAAGTTTTCGGATAAAGGTCACGACCTTTTCCGCACATGGTATATTGACGGAAGACTATACTTCCATATTCTGATTGATGAAAAGAATCCAAGAAATGGTATCGTCGAGTTAAGACCGATCGACCCTCGTAAGATTCGTAAAATCAAAAACATCAGAAAAGATAAAGATAAAAAAGGTGTTGAAGTTGTAGTTGGTATTGATGAATACTATATCTACAATGACAAAGGGATTTCAGAACAAACAACTCAGGGTATTCGTTTAACGCTAGACTCTGTGTTATACTGTGGTTCTGGTATGGTTGATAATAATACTGGTATGATGTTGTCGCATTTGCATAAAGCGATTAAACCAGTCAACCAATTAAAGATGATCGAAGATGCTGTTGTTATCTATCGTATCTCTCGTGCACCAGAGCGCAGAATATTTTATGTTGATGTGGGTAATCTGCCAAAAGTTAAAGCAGAGCAATATGTTAATGATTTAATGAATCGTTATCGCAATAAAGTTGTTTACGATGCCAACACTGGCGAAGTCCGTGATGATCGTAAATTCCTTTCGATGCTTGAAGATTTTTGGATGCCTCGTCGTGAAGGTGGTAAGGGAACAGAAATTACTACACTTCCAGGTGGTCAAAATCTTGGCGAGATCCAAGATATCCAATATTTCCAAGAAAAATTATATCAGGCATTGAATGTGCCAACAAGTCGATTGAAGTCTGACAGTGGATTTACACTAGGTCGTTCTTCTGAGATTAGTCGTGATGAGTTGAAGTTTCAAAAGTATATCGCCAGATTGCGTAAGAGATTTACCAATTTGTTCAATGATGCTTTGAAAATTCAATTGATTGCCAAAGGTATTATTCGTGAAGACGAGTGGGATTCTATCAAACAGGATATCCGCTATGACTTTATGAAAGATAATGCGTTTGCTGAGTTGAAGGATACTGAAATTTTAAATAATCGTATCCAAGCATTGATTCAGATGGAACCATATATCGGTAAGTTTTATTCTGTTAATTGGGTTAAGAAAAATGTTCTTCGTATGTCTGAAGATCAGATTGCAGCTGAAGAAGCCCAAATTAAGAAAGAAGGCGAATACCAATTGACTAATGCGCAGTTACAAGGACAAATGCAAGGTGTGCAACAGGTTGCCACTAATGATGAATTAAATAAAGCTGGTTATTTAGATACTGGCGAAGAACAAGGAGAAGGTAAATGAGTACTCGTGATTTAATCGACGCTATTGAAGCTGGCGAAGCAACTGCAATTGATAATGCATTTAATTCAATTATGGCTTCCAAAGTTTCTGAGAAGTTAGACGCAATGCGTACTGACATGGCTCAAAGTATGTTTGTTTCTCAAGAAGAAGTTTCTGAAGATGAAGAAGCTGTTGTTGAAGAAGGAACAGAAACTAAAAAGAAACCAGCATGGTTGCTTGCTGCTGAATTAAAAGCAGAGAAAAAAGAAGGCAAGATTAAAGAAGAAGCAGAAGAGTTGGATGAGAAAAACTGGATTGCTGGCGCAATTAAAAAACCAGGATCAATGACTGCTGCTGCTAAGCGTGAAGGTGTTTCAAATTCTGAATATGAAAAAGAACATGAGCATGATTCAGGTAAAGCTGGTAAGCGTGCTCGTTTGGCTTTAACTTTAAAGAAATTAAATAAATGAAATCTTTCTCGTCATTCCAAAAAGGACTAATGAGCGATGCAGGTTTAACTGCGTCGTTCTTGGTGTATGGTCACGATGTGGCTGTAACGGAAGACTACGAGATTTACATCAATGGTTTGTCCATTGAATCCAATGTTAGCACATTGGAAGAGGCAAGGGAATACGCTAAAAGATATATTGAAAATGTAGAACTATTAGATACTATCGATACGACAATCCCAGAAGAAAAAGTGGCACAGTATATTAGACAATATCATAACATCGAAAAGATTACAGATACTTTGATCGAATCATACATCGAACTTGCCTCTTCCAATGTGTTTACTATTGACCCAGTTGTTACAGCTATCAAAGAATCTAAGACTGCTGAATTTGCTGGAAAGTTGCAGTATGTTCTTAACGATGGATCTATTGTTGCAATAAATGAATCTACGCAAGAACTACTAAATAATGTATTAGAGAACAAAAATGAGATTGTTGAATACATGCGTGAAAGCAAAGACAACTTCATTAGAATTATAAAAGAACTCGGGGAATAAAAGATGTCAACAATGAATTTTACTACGGTAAGAAATACAAACCAAGAAACTATTATTCACTTTGAAGATGTGAGTAATGAAACTGGTACGATTGATATCAGTACCCTTGGTGCATCAACTCAAG